TCTCAGTTGAGGGATCAGTTGCGGAATCAGTTGTGGGGTCAGTTGGGGAATCAGTTGTGGCCTCAGTTGTGGGATCAGTTGAAGTATCGGCTTTATAAAGGCATTAAGTATTATGAAGAAACGTAAGAAGATTGTTGGGCGGTTGGTGGATCAGTTGGGGTATCAGTTGGGGGATCAGTTGAGGGATCAGTTGTTGTCTCAGTTGAGGGATCAGTTGCGGAATCAGTTGTGGGGTCAGTTGGGGAATCAGTTGTGGCCTCAGTTGTGGGATCAGTTGAAGTATCGGCTTTATAAAGGCATTAAGTATTATGAAGAAACGTAAGCCAATTAATAAGCATTTGGCGAATCAGCTGTGGGATCAGTTGGGGGATCAGTTGGGGGATCAGTTGAGGGATCAGTTGTTGTCTCAGTTGAGGGATCAGTTGCGGAATCAGTTGTGGGGTCAGTTGGGGAATCAGTTGTGGGATCAGTTGGGGGATCAGTTGGGTGGACAGCTTTGGGGACAGTTGGGGGATCAGTTGCGGGGTCGCCTTTATAAAGACATTAAGAATTATGCAGAAGCGTCAAGCAATTAGTCAACATCCATATAAATAATACAGACCAATAAAGAATTGACAAATACAAAAAAATTAGTATTCTATACTTGTTAGCGCATGTTCTTTCCATGCGTCTAACTGGGCAAAAGGGACAAGGAAGATGGGGGGCCTACGGAAGGGCCATTTTATACCCGGCACATGATGTGACCGGTTTTTTTATTGCCTAAATATCGTTTTTATGGCATACTTATAGCACATGAAGCACGACCCAAAAATCTTTATTCCCAAAATCAAAGAGCTTGCAGGTCAGGGCCTAACGACCATGGCAATCGCCAATGCACTAAAAGAAACTTTTGAAAACGCGCCAACAAGAATGACAATAGCCTCTTGGGTTAAGAAGTTTAATATTCCAGTTAGGACTAAAGAAGACCATGACAAGCAAAGATATAATGAGGTACTCGAACTTCTGAAGAATGGTGTCAGGACTAATGAAATTAGAGAGCGCGGATATAGCCACGAACTTATAGCCAAGGTGTCCAGGGAGCAGAAGCTTGAGAGGCCAGGGCGCGCAGAGGCAGCCGAGGAGCGAGCGCTTAGCAAAGAGGAAGTGCTTGAGCGATTGCCTAAAGACCAGAAGTATGAGTACTTGGGCAGGGAATACGGTAAGTACAAGATCATGGCTGAAGATGGCACCGTGTTTTATAAGAGTGCCACTCGACTTCATCAGGGGCAGCCGAAGCAGGTGCGAAGTGCCAGTGCTTTTGCAAAAAAGCTTTTTAATCAAACTGGGAAGACATTGGTCGATGAAAGTTTTACTGGTGTAAAGAACCAAGCCTCGGCAATATGTCCAAGCGGCAAGCATATTATTACGTATGCAATGGCTGAGGGCGCTCTGCAAAATTACAATTGTCCACATTGCAACAATACAGGCATTTCTCGGGCTGAGCGAGAGCTGTCTGCATGGATAGAATCTTTTGGATTAGTTACAGAGAGGTATAAAATACCTAAAGAAGAAATATCTCCTGGTAAGCATAAGGAGATTGACATATACATACCATCCATGAAGATAGGCATCGAGTACTGTGGCCTATACTATCACTCAGAAAAGCCCAGAGCCGATAAGGTAGGTGATCTGGAGTACTTGTCATATTTAAATGAAATAAAAAACAAGCACAACACAAAGAGACTGCTGTGCCAGAAAAATGGGATAAGACTTATAACGGTTTTTGAAGATGAATGGATATCCAGGCAGGATCAGGTTAAGGGCTACCTAAAGTCTGTATTTGGGGTCAATAGCGAGAAGGTAGATGCCAGGAAATGCACAGTGGAGCTATTGGACACGAAGGTAGCAAATAGATTCATAGACGAATACCATATACAAGGATCTGCTTCGACAACAGTTGAAGCGGCTTTTGGACTTAAGATCAATGACAAGATTGTTGGAGTTATAACTGGCAACAGGCACCATAGATCTTTGGGGTCCGGCACGCTAGTACTTGGGCGTTTATGCTTTTTATCCGGCGTGAGCGTGCGCGGAGGATCGTCAAGGCTGCTGTCTGCCCTTATCAAATGGGGACAAGATAATGGGTACGGCAAGATCGTCTCATGGTCTGACAATAGATGGTCAGAGGGCAGAGTATACGAGGCTTTAGGATTTGAATTAGAGGACGAAAGTGGTCCAGATTATAGTTACGTTAGGGCTGGCGTGAGGGATCGTAGATTCGCCAAACAGTCACTCAAGAAGACTGCTGAAGAACGGAATGGGAACCAGACTGAGCGAGAGCTTAGGATGTCGCAGGGATATTTTAGAATATGGGACTGCGGCAAGAAGCGCTGGGCTATTCGCATAAAATAAAAAAGCCAGGATTTCTCCTGGCTTTCTATTATACCGATCTTGCGATCAATATTAATTAGGGGAGTACGTTGTCAACAAGGATGCTGAAGCGTGGCAACTTAGCAACCACACAAGCAAAGCGGAAGAACGCTTTAGGCTTGCTAAGGTCGGTCATTGCAAGCTCAACAGACTTGTAAGGAGACAACTCGTGAATCTCGATTCCTCGCATATCAAGAGCGAATGCAGTGATACCTTGGCTCAATCGGTTGTTCAAGTCGATGAAGGATACTGCAGACAAAGCATTAGCCTTGATTCGTCCAACCAATGATTTGCGAGTTCCGCCGGCAGCTGTGCGGTACACGTTAAAGTAACGCGCAACGACGCCAGAAGCAGGAGTGATTGTCAGAGTCACTTGGTTACCGGCTGCAGCGATAGTAACTGCTAGGTCAGCAGAAGCTGGGCTTTCGCCAAGATCACCGACTGCAGAAACTGAATAAGTGTAGACTTCAGCTGCAGCAAAGCTAGTGCTTCCAGCAGACTGTGCAGCAGCTACAGTTGGAGCGCCAGGAGTGCCAACGCGAGCGCGTGCAGGAGCAGTCTTAGCAGACAAGAACCGGCTAGATTCCAAAGCGATAGCTCCACCAGCCACGAATTGCTCTTTCAAAGAAGCGCCAGTGGCGTTTTGAGGAGAGCCCGCAAGAACAATGCGCTCTTTGTTGAAGGCGATCTTGTTGTATGCAGAGTGTGTCAATGGATCAAGATACAGCTTCTCAGGAGCACCGTGGTTCATTTGAGCACGTGCATAAACGTCTTCGATTGTAGACTGTGACAGAACTCCACCTTGGTTAATGGCTACAGAACCGTCAGCTCCGTATTCATTAAACATAAGATCTTGAGTGCTGGTTTCAGAATCAGAAACTCGGATTTGAGGATCAAGACCCATCATTCCTGGCTCGTCTGCAGACATAGCAAGAGGGTTTCCATCAAAAAGACCAGCGTTAGAGTACATAGCTTTGCCACGGAAAAGGTGGAATTCGATGTCTCCAGCGATCTTAAGAGCAGCGTCAGCTTCAACGCGATCTTCAGCTTTTACGCCGTCGAAGGCTTGAATCATGTTAGCTTGCATAGTGAATCGGCGGACATGCACATAGTACGCCATAGGGACTACAGCACGTACGAATGAGCTTGTCTCTTCTTGTCCAACTGCACCTTCTAGTACAGCTGATCCACCGAATATACCGTAGTCAAGCTGACGGTTGTACTGGACAAGCGTTCCTTTAGCGGGAACAACTTTTAGCTGCTTTTGCAGTTTAATTTTGCTGTCATCAAATGTTGCAACATTCATGACAGGGCTCAGGTCTTCCATCTGAAGAGCGGAACCTTGAGTAAGAGCACCAGGAGCAGCGTTGTATCCGCCCGCTTCAAGCGCCTTTTTTAGTTCTTCTAATTTTTGAATTTCTGTAGACACAGCACTTCTCCTTTATTGGCTTACTATTTTAAGAACTTGTGAATTACGTTTTTTTGTTGCAAAGTAATCAAGCATGGCTTCTCTTTCAGACTTGCTCAATACAGCCATCTTCTTTGGATCGGCTGATACTTTAACAAGCTTTTCGTGAAGCTCGGCGTCGGTAATTTCCTCATTTTTCTTAAGAGGAGCGTCGTCGCCTTTCTTGACATAATCGACTGCGTCGATGTTTGTGATAGCTTTACTTACTGGACGTGAAGCCATTTTTTCAATGATTTCACTCATAAGCTTGATAGACTCCTTAGCTTCAGCCAATTCTTTTTCGGCCTTAGCTAGGCGACCATCTTCTCGCTTTTCAGACATCGCTAGCGGAGCCGGCTTGTCTTTGGAAGCTTCTTCTTTGGCTGGGGCCATTTCAGGAGCTTCTTCAGCTTTCGGACTGCGTTCTGACATTTCCGCTTCAATCGCTGCCTTAAGAGACGCAAGCATTTCATCGTCAAGATCCTTTACCATTTCTTCTAAAGATGCTTCCTCTTGCTCAGCTTCTGCTGGAGCTTTAGGTGCATCTTCTTCGGCTTCTGGTGCTTGGTTTTCGTATGAAGAATGTTCTTCATCCGCCTTCGCAACGGCTGATTGTTCCATTTCCTCTTTGGATTCTTCCTTAGATTCTTCGGATTCTACAGCCGATTTTTCTTTTTTGGACTCTTCTTTGCTTTCTTCCTTAGACTCTTCAGCTTTTTTTAGGCTAGCTTCTTCGGATTTTAGCAATTTGTCCAGATCTTTTGAAACTTCTGCGAGAAGTTTCTCCAGATCGTATTTTTCTGCTGACATGTGCCAACTCCTTTCTGGTTGAATATATTCCAATTATTGTCCAGAAAGTGGCCACTGAAGGTCAGGCTCGATTCGGTCAATCAAAACGCAAGTAGAGCTTGTGTTAACAGTTCCGTCAGCCAAGAACAAAGAAAGAGCTGGCTCAACAGCTAGGTCTGTGAGGTACAGCTCAACTTTAATTCCTAGGCGGAACAGCTCATTCAAAATTCTAGCTTGATTTGAAGCAGTAAGCTGAGAAGCGATTGGCGTAGCGCTATCTCCTTCAGAGATCATCTGAGCGACCATTGGAGTGTACACTTTTTGTGCTCCACCAACAATGTCGGAAAACTGTGTACCCTGAGCTACGATGCGGATAACAGCTTTTTGTTCAGTAGACGACCATGAAGAATCCTGTTGGATTTCCAAGCGAGCACCAGCGGCATCAACCGAGTCACGGACGATGTATCCAGCAGGCATGCGCTTTGAAAGTCGGTCTTTCAAAGAACGAACTAGGCTTTGCGATTTTGCTATAGCAGACATTTAATTACTCCTTGCGGGTGTGTATGTATTGGAATAATACCGGATTATTAGTAAGTTATTTTACTAAATAGCCAATATTATTATTGTTTTTTAAATTTTAAGTAAAAAGCTTCGGCCTCTTGTTCGTACTTGGCCAAATACCTCTTTTTTAAGGCCTCTAGGATTTTATCCAAGTCCTTATCATTCGCCCCGGGCAAAGCCTTCTTAAGCTCTGCTCGTGTAGGCATTTTGCGGAACATTTTAGTTAGCCTGCCCAGCTCAGATTCGCCTTGTAGGGCCGATCCCTGAGTTAGGCTGCTGGGCGCTGCATTTGCCCCGCCAGCAGTCAGAGTCTTTTTTAGCTTGGCATGTGCTTCAGCCAATCTATCTATCCGACTCATACTTCCCTGCAATACGAATTGCATATCAATAGATTTGTAAAGAGGCTCTATGACTCCCTCGGCAGCCTCATGTTTTGCCATTGGCTTGGGGGCTCCTGGAGCAGAGTGATCCTCTACTATATCCATTGTAGCGGTTCTATTGCATGGCTTTATAGTAGCAGCCATTCCGCGAATAATAGTTTTCTTTAAGATATTGCCGTCCCTTTTAAGGGTACTGCCCTCAACACTTAGGCCCAGTCTGAACGGTGCGTCGGAACGATTAAGTGCCCTAGCAATACTGGCGGCGGCCCTAGCGTTATCATGCGCATCTGGTCCATCCCAAATTTCTAGCTTTCCATAAATAAGGGGTCGCTGAATTTTGGACCAGGCCTTAAGTTCCCTTTCGTTGGCGCAGTCTTCTTTAGAGAAGATCTTTTTTGCGTCAAGCACCCTGCCTATGATGGATGAGAACCCCTTTGCATGATCTGGCGTATCGGCTTTCTCAATGTCTTTTGGAGAAATATGCTCAGTATTAACTAAGGCCTTTCCGGACTTAAGCTCTGATATATCTGCACCCGAAATATCAAGAATTTCCCCAGAAGTATCGGGCACTTCCGATCCAAATACACCTTCTAGGATAAGGTTTTTCTTAAGAGAAGACATATTTAATATATTAGGTTTTAGGCTTAAGTCATTGTATTTATTGTATTATTTTGATATTTTGAATAAAAAACTAGACTTTATTATTTTTTTACGAGATACTGGCTTTAACAAGGGGGTATGCATATGATGCACGAAATAAAAATAAACGAAACAACTAACCTTATTGATGTTGTTAGCTACAAAACCGACCTTGTTAATGAAAAGATTGTTCGAGTAGTATTGAATGAATCTAACGGCATGACTAAGCAGCAAGCAGTGACCTACATGATGGCGCTTGGCATTAATTCTTTAGAAATCGCCTTGGCTCTGGATGAGATGGAGCACAACGGACATAATGTGGCAAGCTTCGGTGCTCAGGGTAACTTTGTGTTTTCTGCGTTTGAAGGTTTTAGGAACTAATATGTCTAAGGTTATTAAGCTTTTTAGTAATAATATCTATGATTTCGCCCAAGCAAATAAGCTGTCATTGGTATGCCGATGGAATGCCGATACTTTGACCTGGGAAGCCGCGTTTGATAGATGTTTGCTCAAAACGCCTGATACCGGCGCCTACTTGAGCGGCAAGATTGGACTTGGCAAAACGGCACATGAGGCTATCAGTGAGTACTGGAATATTATAAATGGGAATACATTAGTGCTAGAGCCATTTGGCGGCAGCAAAAGAAGAAAAGAAATACCGGTTATTTAGGAGAGAAATGTGGTGAAAAATTATAAGTATATAGTCGAGTTTCCAAAAAGTTTTGAGGCTAACACATTAGATGAGATTATAGAAAGAACTGGGTGGAGCAAGGGTACAATACAGAGAATTTTGAATGGCAATTCCAGGATTCCTGTCGAAATTAGAAGATCCGGAAAACCTAGCAGCATTATGAATAAATTTAGGGCCAAAAACACAAAAACACCTAATGATGAGCTACCTTTGGGGTCTGGCAATATCAAAACGATACGGGAAGATTAAAAAACTAGACTTTATTATTTTTGTGCGAGATACTTGTTTTAACAAGGGGGATGTATGGGATTGATATTTGGTAGCAGAAAGAAACTGATTGTTACACTGGCAGCACTCGTTCCTGCCGCTGCAATTGTTGATATGCTTCTTTTGAAATTGTTATTTGGTGAAGGGGTCGATAATTTTGCTAATGGCGTAATTATCGCTGGAGCTGTATTGGCAGTAGTAAATTCTACTGTATTGGGCATTATGAATCTAGTCGAGGCGAAGCGAGATGCGGATGCAATTAAAAGAGCTATGGAGCAGTCTTTTGAGGAAGACTACGAGTCGGATTCCGAGGAGACGGCCTAACGGTCTCCTCTTTGCTTTTTATACTCGTCGTAATCCTTACCTTTATATACAATTTTACTGCCTTCAAATCCGAATCCTGGCATTAAGACGGTTAGAATATCGCGACAATTGCTGGAAACAATGCCACGAGCCACAAAAGATGCGTCCTCTTCTACGGTTAGGCAATAGACTCTTCCATTGTTTCTAGTTCGGCCATATTTTATGGACAGTATTTTTGTTTCTTGAAATGAATATATTCCATCGTGATTGTTCAGTATATTTTGTATATCGGCAATAACTCTATCTTTTTTAATGTCCGAAGATTTTTTAAAGCCGTACCTTAATACGGACCAGCCTTGATTTTTAAGCCATGAGTCCCTGGCTTGATCTTTTGCTATCCTGTCTCCTTCATGGTATTTGCCATCTATCTCAATTGCTATTTTATCCTCTACTAATGCTATATCTATGCAGTATCTGCCGACTTGATATTCCATTTCAACAGTTTTCTGTCTATAAAAATCTTTAATCCAAGAATATACGTAACGCTGCTTTTTTGATATGCGAGTTGAGGCAGAGGCCTGCATCATCTGCGGCAATCTAGATATTAGTTTATCTCTTTGTTGCGCCCTTCTCTCTTCATTCCAATACTGTGACGCAAAATAAGACCTGGCACCATTTTCATATGCTTTTAAAATGCCCTGAGAGCAATTTGCCGCCCGAATACTTTTCTGTTCTATGGATAGCGTATCGTGGTAATGCTTGACTTGGGCACGCATCAGTTCATTGAAGCATGCCTGAGAGCATGTTTTGGACATTTCAAAGCCTACGGAATGCTTGAATTTGGTTTGCTTTCCACAAACCACACACGGATAATTCAACTGAATAAATTTATCTTCTTCCGTTAAATCTTTTGCTTCTATCCAGCCTCTCTGGGTTAAAAATTTATGGTCGGGAGTGACATGGTGTGCAAATCTTCTGCCATTATACTCATAATGAATTATCATGTTTTTTTTGTTGGTATATGGCTCATTAATAACGCCCACAACTTTTTTAAATTTACCTGTATGCGTTAGTACCTTTTCTCCAACTTTAACATTTTTAATTGCCTTCCAGCCTGTCTCGGTTAAAACTGGCATGCGCCCCTCTGTAAAACAATTGGGATGGGTCGGGCTTACGCTAGCATCTGGATTTTTCCAGTGTCCGGGACTGCCCGAAAGTTCACTCATCTTGTAGACTTTAGGCGTAATTTTGTCTGGCATTGTCCAAAGGCGCCAGCAGATCCGGCAACGCTTTTCATCGAGTACGCCAATCTTAAAAACGACAGGGTCGTCGATGCCAACCGATTTAGCTGCACCCAAAATGCCATCGAACGCACCTATATTTTGTGCATTATGAAGTTCATGGGTGACCAGAACGTCTGCAGCCTTCTTAATCTTGTCTCTTTGATCCTTTAATTCTTTTGAGATAGAAGCTAGGATCTTTTGTCCCTCTGGCTGCCTAATGTAATCTTCTGGCTTCTGATTCTTTATCTTAGCTTCTACGGTCAAATTGTCGATTTTTTCGCCAACAATCCTAGTAGTGTCTGCTATTGCTTTTTGCTCTAGGGCATCTATATACTTTTCTGCAATATCCTTAAGCTTGCTAATAGACTTATCATCTGGCCGCCCAGGCTTTATATCATTAACTGTATTGGCATGAGAATACAGATGCCCTATTGTAGTATTGGGATCAAAGTTCTTTAATAAAAACAAGAACTGAGTGGAAACTTTATCTGGTCCCAAAAGATGCATCTTAAGGGACGAGAACGTCTTCTTTATATTATCTTCTATTATTTTTTGTAGCTGCTTAGTCAGCACAGATCGCTCCTAGTGGTTGTGACCTTCGTGCGGGTCCTTGCCTGTCAGAGCTTCTTCGATAGAATTAATCATGTCTTTCGACTGTTCGTCAAGTTCCTTAAGAATTTTAGCCTTAGCCAGCTTATGCTTTTTCAGCAGCTCTTTTCTTGTGACTGGCAACTTGGACTCTGACTTATTCAGACTTTCGCCCAGCTGTGCTATTGCAGAATCTAGATCTGATGACTCGTTTTCTTCTTGCTCTGGCTGCTGCTCTTGCTGCTGGGCACCTTGTTCTGGCTGTTGGGCCCCTTGCTGTTGCTGAAGTGCCGCCTGCTGCTGCATAGTAGCTTGTTGCATTTCGGCTTGCTTTTTCATGATGAAAACTTGAATGCTTGTTTGATCGCCCATGCAATATGCAAGTTCTGGGTCCTGGTCGGCAGCTTTAAATTGTTCGCCGCCGAAAGCTTTTAAGATCTGGCCCTTAGTGTAATATTTTTCAAGAACCTGCAAATAAGCAGGATTCATTGGGAACTGGCCAGCCAATGGAACCGCGTCTTTTTCAACCCTCTCCATGATATCGTTCATGGAAAGATAGAGGGCCTGGTCCTGCTGAAGTCTAGTTGCTTCCTTTTCTGGAGAATCAGCGTCCAGCCCCTCTAAATCAATTCTTAGATATTTTGACCACTGTTCGTTAATTTTTGGCAAAAGACGCTCATTGAAAAAGTCTTCATAGAGCATAAGAAGCGGCCTTAGCCCAATGTCTCGGGCGGCCATAAGCTTCCACTCATTGTTGGATTCAGATAGAGACTGGCTATTGGTTCCGCGTGAAAGGTATGAAAGAGCCGCGACTTCGTCAGGAGACATCTGGTAGGCAGCGAAAATCATACGTTTATTCAAGTCGGCAAGGTACTGGAATTCCATATCCCTATTGCCGCCGTCTAGTGGCTGGATTTCTAGAGCATCGTCTACTCCCATTCCAAACACCGGAACACGCCATGCAGAGTTGACTGAATTTATATGGGCCTGCATTTGCAATTTAATATTGTCAATATCTTGCTTGCTCAAATCATTTGATTTAAAGATCATTACGTTTCTGGCAGCTCTGCCATTAACGAAATACATCTTATTATGAGAAGTTAAATTGATGTGGGTTGTAACGGCGGACAATATGCGCTCTACTGGGGATACTGGATATCCATTTCGATTGATATCCGTAGAGGGATTCATATTCATAACTACAAGTTCTTCATCTGTAAAAACTTGTCGCGGAATTCCATCAATTACCTGAACCCAAGAATATTCGTCTCTACTAAAACGGTCAACATCGACCAGAAGATTGCCCTCACCTTTAATTTTTTGTAAAAGTGCTCGGGCTTCTTTTCTAATATTAAGGGCTTCAGCAGACTCCCCGCGCTGCTTTTGAACTTGATGAATAGTAAGTGCATCGACTGATCGCCAACTGTGGAAGTCGCCTTTTCCGTCTTTTCGGATTTCTGCTGCGAATGAGCCGCCAAGCAATGCATCTTCGATTGTTGACATCAAGAATTGACCCAGCCCCTGTCGCTCCGTGTCTTTGAGACCATCTGTGCGGCCACAATTAACCATAAGCTCTCTTAGGGCCGGTATGGCTTCTTTTTTAAGTTCTTCAATTTGCTCTTTAGTAAGTTGTCGGACTGCTTCTGGCTTAATATTAACTGCAAATCCAACATCAAAGCGATTGGCTCTTGGCCGTGAAAACATTAGCATTTGGCGGGCCCGAACTGGCAATATAACGCCGCCAATCAATTCTTCGGTGTCCCTTAGCCTCTTGAGAATGTCTACAGGTATAAGATTTTGTCTTCTTCTGAAGATAGAGGAGAGATTCCCCTCTTGCTTATTGGGATCTACATCAAAACTAAGCTGCTGGGCGCTTTCAATGTCTCTAGATTTTTTTAGAACCTCTAGAATTGAAGCGATAGTATCACCGCCACCGTTTTGACGGATAGGCATCATAGTAATGAGTCCAGCTTTAATGCCGTCAGCGGATTCAGTTTTTTGTAAGTTTTCTTTCAGCAAGTCCTGAACTGCTTCGCGAATCAGTTCTGCTGAGATATCTTTTTTATTATTTTCAGACATACCTATTCCATATTAGAATAGCAGGTTATTCAGCTGAGGCAACTAATACTTTAAGTGAGGAAAGCGACAGATTTTTAATAACTAGACTAAAAGCAGAGCCCTGCTTTAATAAAAGCGCCGGCTTTTCTGGATTACCAATGACTTCGGGCTCGATCTCGCTGAGGTCTCCTATATCGCCATTAAATCTAGCCGCACACTTATCTTGGGCAGCAATTAAAACAAATTTTTTCGCAGATGAGTAGAAAACAAGTCCAGAGACTCCGGGCGTGACGGACGTTTCTAGTGGAATCCCATTAGGTGCAGCGACTGAGATCTCGAACCAAGAGGGCGTAACCTCTGTGATAGAGTAAGTCCCAAACACTGATGAGGAGAATCCTGCGCTAATTTTAACTTTATCGCCGACCTGTATTTGATTGCCAACGGTTCCATTGCTATACACCAGAAAATCAGAGGCTGTGTTCACGGTAAAAGTCTGTGCAACAGCGTTTAGATTTTGATATGTCAAAGAAGTAGCAGTTTTTGAAAGTACCGTAAACTTCCCTCTATTTGCGATAGATGCTCCGGAAAGTGGAAGTAGATTCAAAATGTCGCCAACTTGTACCGATGTGGTATCGATTGGAGTGCCTCCAGTATTGGTAAGAGTTGCTATCGGGCCGTTAACTGTGATTGCAAAGACAGAGGTATTATCAATGCCAATAGCCCTATCATTTCTAAAAACCGGATTTGTTCCAGAGACGTATGTAAATCTATAAATATTTTTATTGGGGTCAGGCTTTGAGCTAGTAAAGGCCGTATCCGAAGCTATCGCGGTAGTGCGAGTTCCATCAAAAACTGTAACTGTGGCGCTAGGTGGAATCAGGAAGGACTCGGAAATTGCTTCTTGTACCGGCAAACCTGCGACCTTGTATTGCAAGTCAAAATTGCGAACCAATGGATTGTTAGAGGCGTTTAAGTCCTCGTAAGCAATTGAATTTACTTGAAGATTTAGCTTGCCCAAAATAAACTCCTCATTTTTAAACACTTAAAAATTAAGTTTAATAACTAAATATTTGTAAATACTAAGCTTTTTGATTAATCTATACTCCAAAATACGCCTTTTCCCTGAGATTCTTGAGTATTTGTTGCGGCAGTGCCCTCATTAAGACTTTGCTTAATTTGATTACTCAGCCACTGCTCTTGCTGCTTCCTAATCTTTTCGCCTTCTTCTGCGGCCATAGCATGGCGCTGCTGAGCCGTCATGACCCCAAATGGTAATGGCGACGCTGGGGTTTCTCCCGAAATAAGCCCATTCTTTTTGTCCCATCGATTCTGGGCTGCGTATCTTAAAGCAGAAATACTATCATCAAATATATCATTTACTTTATCAGTCAGGTCGCCAGATCCGTCGTGCTTAAAATGATATTTTTCAAAGTTTGCAATAAGCGAATCGCATCGTCCCGACACCCCAAACAGTTTTGTTGAGCCAACTGTGGGGGATAGCTTGCCACGTATTAATGTGATGCCTTTTTCTATATCTTTAGTAAAATTAGTCACAACGGTACAGAACTTGCCACTTGCAATCATTTTGTTCATGGCTGGAGCTTCTGTATCTGGGAATAGATGCGTAAATTGATATTTTTTATGAAGTCGCTTCACCAATTCTAATACTTCCTGCGGCTCTAGGCCGGCCTCTTCAACACTGGCCATAATATATGCATTCTCTCTTGAATCTTCATAAACCACTACTACAGCCGTGGGGTGCGTATATCCATGGTCCAGACCTGCATACTTTTTCACTCCTGCTTCATTCATTACACGTATTAAATCGTCTTCAGTGAAGCCCTCAGGAGCTTGATTGCCACTGAATATTTCATATATTTCTGCAGGAGTTTTTTCAAATGCATCTCTCTTGAATTTAGGGAATACTTGACCTTCGGCAGATGGAGAAATACTCATACTTTGAGAGAGCCACCATTCAAGGGACGGGGCCTGCTTAAATTGCTGAATCACGGACTGTACTGGCCTCATACTTCGGCAAGTGGAGGTTTGTTTCTTAAGATCGCCTGCACACTGGGCCCTTAGCGGACAAGTGTAGCACCCCTTATAGGCGCTTACTTTGGTTAGTTTAGATTGCTGCTCAGGATTCAGTTTTTGGTATTCTGACTCAATGTAGGCAGTGTTCTCTAAAGCATCGACATACATTTCTAGTGGTTCAGTGGTCGAAAGAGAATCCGGGCACCGCCTAGTATTTTCAAAAACTGTCCAAAAACGAAATTCTACTCCTGACTTATCTTTCTTTTCATACTCCTGCTCAATGACTGTATATTTGCCTTTTCTTGAGCTAATCCCAAATTTAACCCATGGCTTTCCGTCGTGAGTATAGATAGGAATACCCGATACGTCCTCATACGCTTTTACCTTATCAGGGGATAGCGAGCCAAGCTCATCCAATGATACGGCAGGCTGATGCGGACCTTGTACTGACATAGGTGAAATTGGCAAAATTTCGACCTCTACTTCTTCTTCGTCAATTACAAATACAGTTTTTTCTTGAGTAGGCTTATCTTTTAGGTAGTCCTTAATGTATTTTCTATTAACGAATTTAGTAAAATACTGATAAGCACGCTTGGCTTGCGCTTTAGTACCACCAAGATGTACTACGCCGCGCTTAAAGTGAAGTGGTAAAAGAATTTGCAGAACAGCGGCAGAAAGAGTTTTTTGCGAAGATCGTCCGGCAATATAGAATACAGATTTTGGCTCTAGGGCCTCATTATCACAGCAAAACTGATAAATTTCCCATACCATATCTAGAGGATTCGTTGTGGCAAATCTAGATACAGTACAGTCTGCTAGATCTACGTTTAAGAAGAATAGTAGCCAATTCTTAAGATCCTCTCGGGTCTTAATGCGTTTTTTAAGCAGTGACCTTATAAACTTGTCTCTTTCCTCATTTGGAAGAAAGTTCAAGGCATTGTCACTCATCTTCTGGCTCCTTGGAATTTTTTCCAGCCAATGCGGCCAGTATCTGAGATTGCATGCTGTCTGTTATCTTTATGTTTTCGGCGCCCTGAACATTAACATTTACGGATGATTGAGTCTTGATCTCTTGCTTCGTAACTCTCTCTTCTCCTGTAATCTTCTGTAATATCTCAATTAAAGTTTTGTAGCTGGTAGAGCCCGTAACGAATGTCTCGGGCTTGTCCTCTTCTTTGCCGGTTTGCATATATCTCATCATTTTTTCATTTTCAGATTTATGCACAACAGACAGCTGATTAGTAATAAATTCGATAGCCTCAAGCTTATGCTTAAGCAGGCGCTCCCTGGTTCTGGAAGCCAATTCCTCCATGTATCTTTCTTTTTGGGAATCCCAATCGTATTTTTTTCTACAGTATAGGATATCCACCTCTGTGAATGGCGGATTGGCCTTAGCAATACTCGCACAAGAGTATCCCTCAAGGTAAAGGGCCATCATTTGGGCAGATAAAGTCGCGCCAACCGGCCTTACGCCGGTTTCTTTGGCTTCCTCCAGAAGAGCTATCTCCCGCTCCGTAAAGCTATCTGGATAGGCCGTGCCTTCAGCGTCACTTTTTATGGTTATATTTTTGTTCGTCATAATACATTTCTACTGTGGTATCTGGCCACAGCATATCTTGCGTCCATGTTTCCAAATTAATAAAAGCCTGTTTCATTTCGTTTTTATATTTCTTTCCTGGGGCGTATATCAGCTTAAGCGGAGAAAACTTGCTTCTTTTTACGGGCTTTGTTTCATAAGACACAGAGCCGTCGATTTCGACTGTGCCCTCAGCCGATAGCTTGTAGTATTTCTTAGTATAAACCCAATATGTAACTTTTTTTAAGTTGGGCTCTACCATTGCATATCCGTCAATAGAGATATTGCAGCAAGCTATGGGCCAATACTTCAGCTGTAACTCGTGAAACGAGTGCAATACTCCGTATTTCGTAAAAAGCAACTTTGCTAGCATGTACTGGTTTTGCCGAGATTCGGAACTAACTTCTGAAGCCTTAGCCATATAGATTCCCTTATATTTTGTGGTTCTTCAATAATATTAAATACATAATAATGCAGCAACTGTTCTATTGTATTTTTTCCTGCATCAGCGTCAATCTTGCTATTAAATGTTTTCAATATATTTGGAACTATCTTTAAATTTTGAGCAGATTCCAAATCTTTTGATATATTTTTACAAAACTCTTCCGTCCCAGTCAGAGTGACTCTAATTTTAGATAGCGGATCATTATTGTTTTTAAGGGCTGACACTATTGAACTGCTATCTTGTCCTTCCACTATTTCGGCCCTATACTGGGTTCTTACCCAGCCTAAAGTACTAACTGGGATTAGCGAGTCCGAGTCCGAGTAATGTATAAAAATATTTTTAGATTCTTTCGATCCCAGTTGAAAAAACTCGGCTGAGCTTACTGGCCTTGGTGTCCCTATATATGTAATATTGGCTACGGATTGCGATGAATGTATATGTCCTGCTATAACCCTTTTGTACTGAGACACAGATTCTACTGAGAAACCGTCTGGGGCATAGAATCCATTCTCGTAAGTGGCGCCGTTAAAAGTTTGATGACAAACTAAATATTGTGCGTCAGGCAGTAATTTTTTAAAATCGTCTTCTGAATGAGTGAATCCTATTAATCCATACGGCCCCAGTACCAATGGGCCGCTATTTTCATCAATTACGGTTACTAAATGCGAAAGGGTCTGCCGCACTGCATTAATTTTAGTAGACGTAGGGGAGCTGCCATCATGATTTCCTGCAAGTATATAAATTGCATTACTTTTGGAAAGCCTGCGCAGATTGTCTTGGAGCAGATCCACTACTTCTTGCCTTACAACCGAATGGGTATGGAATATATCCCCTAAAAACACAATGGCGTCAACTGCATGCTCTGTTGCAGTTTTTTCAATAAGTTTAAAGAGATTGGAAGTCTCCTCTAGATTATTTACTTGTACATGTAAGTCGCCGACCAATAGTGCCTTCAAGTTAAGCCTCTTTTTTTTGAACAGCTACAGCTAAGCTAATAGGCAACAGCACAAACTCGACTCCATTCAAAGAAGATATTTTTTGTACAGTTGGGTGATTATAAATATCCCCACGAAAATACACAATATCGCCTCGCTTGAGGTCGTTTGGTCCATCCATTACCAATTCGGAGCTTACTAAATCTCTGAAAAGCTTGTCCGTCCTAACAAATCTAGCATTAGCGCTCTCAACCTGCTGTGCATGATTAAATTGAATAGGCTTAATAGCGATATTGTCATGTAATGTCTTCATGCTTAATGACTCCCTTTAGGACTAGTATTTTTTTTTGAACAATAGACATTTTATCAATATTTTCAGATATTTGCAACAGTAAATTTTTAGCTTCTACAAGATCATATGCAGAGGCAGCCTCGCCGTTATCTAAGTCCACGAAATCAGACACTAAATGGTCCTCGTATCCGTTTATTGGTGCATCTAGCGAAAAGTACTTGGTGGAATTAATTAGATCTGCTATATCTTCTTCTGCTATTTTTAAGACTTCCGACAATTCCGGTACGTTAATTGATCCAGTCTGCTTTTGAAGTGCCTTTTTTAATGAGTAGAGCTTCTTTTGGCCATGGCTGCCAAGCGTAGCAGCGGAAGAATGCGAGGTTTGAACTGTTAGCAGATGGCTTAATATGAATCCAACGGCCATTTGATGGAACTTAGAGTTGGCTCCGAGCACATATTTGTCTACCGCATTTAGTAATCCCTCGTTGGCTGCGGATATAAAATCTGAAAAATCAACTGATCCCGATTTATTTTTAGAACTGAAGACCTTTGCCTTATTAAGTGCCATGTACAAGTATTGATTTATAATCTCATTACGAATAACTGACATTTCATTCATTAGCTTAGACACTTTATCTTTTTTTGGGCCGGATACGCCCTCTAATTTTCTCATTGCAAAGGCACAGAATCTAAAATTGATGGGCAATCGGTACATATCTTTCATGTTGGCCCTTTTAATTGCCTTATTGACTACTGGCATAAAATTAGAAAGGCGCTCTCTAAAATATCCTCTGGCCTCTCTCAGGTCCGAGGACTCTACGTTAATGTAGTAAACGAAGGCTCTGTAAACTTCTCGTCCTTCTTTAAAGGATCGTAGGCACTTGGCAAATTCTTTTTCTAATTTAATAAGATTTTTAAATTTATCATTCGTATCAAAATCAGTACTATATTGCGCCTCTGCGGCCAATTCTTTTAGGTATAATTGCAAAATATTGATTTCTTCGGCTTGATTTTTCATGTGATTTCCGTACGAGATACTGGCCCCACCTCTTTATAGTAGCCTTCGCGTACCATGGCGTGATTGCGTAGCTGGGGCACATCTTTAATAATAAAATCAACAATTTTGGCCTCAGTCTTGCCAGACGCGGCATGTATTCTGGTGCTGCGTCCGATGGGCCCCTGCTTTACCTTGGTTCCTGCCCTATTACCTTGCCAATTAATAGTTAGCCTTACTGGAAGAAAATTGGTACCAGTCGAGACGGCGGAAGTCCCGACAACGCACATGATCTTGCCTTTATTAAAGTCTTCGCAAATCTGAGTGACATCTGAATCTCCGGATGCATACTGATAAGCCGTGCGCATGTGCTTTTTTAAGAGATGTTCTTGGCTATGCTCATCTACAAGGATTAAAGTTGGCATTCCTGCATTTACAGCCTTTTCTGCCATATCGGATATAATTCTTGCTATAGTTTCATTATTATATAAATGCACTTGATTCATCTTCACCATATTATTGCTGTTGTACTCTGGATTAGGTGAGCCGACCTCAATCATTAGAGTAGACAACTTTGCCAGGAATCCTTCTTCTTGAAGCTCCTGAATAGTTTTAAGATACACGCAAGGGCCGATAATGGCTTCTAAAAGCGTATTTTTGCCGTCATTTCTCTCTGGCGTTGCAGTTGTAAACCATCTGTAAGGAACTTTAGAGAGCAGGTCATGGCATACTTTTTCAAAAGTATTGGCCGGTGTCAGGTGGCATTCGTCGAATATCATGGCATCAAAATTAGAGATATACTTAAATGACTCACTATTCTCTGTGACTCTAACCAGAGACTGTGCCGTTGCTACGACAATTTTTTTGTCGTACTGCTTTTTACTTCCACCGTACATGCCAACATTTTTCTTTCCAAATGCCCTTATAAGGTCTTCGTGTAGCTGATCGCATATAGAACTTGATGGAGCGATAACTATTGTCTTAAGTCCCAATCTTTTGACCAAATTAGTTATAACGATACTTTTGCCCGAACCAGTCGGAAGGCTTACGTGCGAATGCGGATTTTCTAGCAATCGCTCAACCGCAGCCTCCTGATAATAATACATAGAATATTTTGGAACTTCGTTCCATGGTATTAGTTTAGGCTGTGGGTATACGACATTATTTTCAACTTGGCAGTCAAAACTTGCTTTAAGTCTATTCGCCAATCCAGGATATGTCCATAGCCCGTACTCGTCTTCAAATAGAACCGTTTTAACGAGCTGCTTATTAAGATTGGATAACTGATTTTCTACCCACTCATTGCCATATCTTTGACGCAAATAAAAATTTTTTTTGAGATTTTTAATTTGCATCTCAACAGTTTTGTCTTTAAAAGACAGCATTTTTCTTAAAGAGTCTACCTGGGACTGTGAATCCACATATATTCTCATTTTTATGGGCGTCTCTATAATAATTTTCACCCTGTGGATCTCCAATAAGGTAAGTTTTTATATCTCTTAACTTCAGAAAAATTCTTTAAAAAGCTATTAAGCTGCTGCTTATATTTATTACGATTATATCTAATTTCTAGTATTGACTCAAATTTTTTCTGCTTTGTAGAGTAATGTGTATTGTATGCAAAATATAATTCTCTGGGATTTTCTACTAGGGAAGATTCAGCAGCATGGGCTTCTGCTCGCTTAAATAAATACTCAGCGGCAAAATCAAACGCCATGGCAATTTTATTTTTAGTTTCAGAGTTTTTAGCCGCCATAAATACTTTTTCAATATTATTGAATGTTATTCGGCGCTTAGGCTTGTAAATCGCTTTGCTGCTTGCCACTCTTATTTGGTATGTCCTAGACCTAACTCCTGGGCAAAATGTCGCATCTGTGCATATACGCCACTTTAATTTAACTGCCGCATCAGACAGCATCTTATACCCTGTATGGAACCATTTCTTTTCTAGTGCTGCGTTTATCTCTACTGGACGTTTAACGCGATTTTGAATAGTAGACATTAAAGCCAGATATTTTAAGTACCTCAAACAACTTTTAACTGTAATCCTGTACTTAGCTAGCTGTTCAGAAAAATCCTCCGGAAAATAGCCATTTTTTTTAATAATTTTAAATTTTAATATTTTTTCACATTCATTATAAAGCCTTTCTGCAGCTGACCTGAACGCCTTTTCGTCTTTAAAATACCTTAGAAAGACTCCTGCGTTATTGGCATTGCAGTATCTCAGAACTTCCTCTACTGTCAATTTTTTAGCCATTTTTATGGCTGTATCCTGATTTTTAATAAAATATTCAAAATGAGTTCTTTTTCCTAAAATGCCTTTTACAAGCTTCGGCTTAGATAGCATATATTCGATTTTAGGTACAAAGTATTTAAAAAACGAATCTCGATTAAATACTTTAAAATATTTAGGAAATCCAGATTTTGAAAGATCAACTTGAGCCTCTACCAGTTTATCTCTTAGTACTCTAAATAAAGCATATAGGGCCATTGTATTAATATTAATTTTATTGTCTTTAAACTCAAAAATCTCAGAATTAGATCTATTTAAATCTATTAGATTTCTATTCATTTCCCCCGTAAACCAATAATGAAGGGCGTAAGACTTCTTGCTATGAAAAAATGGCCTAATAAGTTCTCCATGCTTTAAAGAGCTGTAGTACCCTTTAAAAAAGAAATCAAATAACTTTTTTTCATATATTAAAGAATCCCTTCCATCTGAATCAGTTTTAAACATAGGGTGATGCATTTGAGCAAAAATAGCCAAATGAGCATTATTAAGATCTTCTTTAAAAGAACTTAAAGAATATGAAAGTAGGTATTCTTCTAATTGCATTCCCCTCAAACCACCCCTCCTTTACCTCATAGAGGTATCCTTTCTATGAGGATGGTGCATTTTTACGCTTAAACACAGTATTAACATAAATGATTACCCAGTCAACCATAACAGTTAATTTTTTGTTGATTAGATCTTAAAAAATGGTAATATAAACATAACGATAGACTTATAAGGAGATTTATACTACATGAAAGAATTTGCTAAATCAAAAACCGCAAGCAAAACAATAACTTCTGATTCAAATAAGATTCAGAAGGTAGTATTAGAGACCCTTCATCAGGCTAGTCAGCTCGTAGGCTCAACCTTGGGTCCTAACGGCAAAATCGTTTTAATTGAGCGTCAAGAAAATATTGGGCCATATGTTACCAAAGACGGTATTACAGTTTTTAATTCCATGGCTTTTGCAGATCCCACGAAACAGGCAATTCTAGAAGCAGCTAGGGATAGTTCTTCAAAAACTAATGTGGAGGCAGGTGATGGACCACAGCCATTATATAGTAAAGTTTTGACTCCAAGCGGCTTTGTCCAAATGAAGGACGTATCCGTTGGCATGAAAATTAGCGGAACAAACGGAACTACTCAGACCGTTTTGGGGGTATATCCAAAAGGCCTAAAAGAAATATACGAAGTTGAATTTGAGAATAAGGGCGTAGTCGAGTGCTGTGAAGATCATATTTGGTCGGTATCGTATAATAAAAATAATAAAAATAAGACAACCAAAGAACTTTACAGGGATTATGTAAAAACAAGTGGCGGATATAAGAAATATAAGTATTTCGTGCCACGAACTGTAGTTGAATTTAAGAGCAGCGAGACAGCAATGCCACTGGACCCATACCTAGTAGGACTATTGATTGGGGGCGTGACGGTAAGGGATTCTGGAAGCTTTGAGCTATTTTTAGGCGCTGACAAAAAACATATTATTGAAAAATTAGTTGTTCCAGCAGGTATTACTAAGTCTGTTCAATTTATTAAAGACGAAAATTATTATAGAGTGCAGCTTGCAGGAACTGACAAGCACAATCGCTCTATTCAGCATATTTTGAAGCAAATAGGGCTCAAAAATGCCCCCAGCAGCACAAAGCATATACCACAAGCTTATTTATACAGCTCAATGACTGCTAGAAAACAATTGCTACAGGGCCTTATAGATTCTGACGGGTACATCAATAAGAAAGGCATGTTTGAGTTTAATACTACATCAGAACAATTCGCACATGATGTCAAGCAGCTTTGCAGCAGCTTGGGCCTTACTACGCTTATTAGCAGGAAAAACCGCTCTAAAGTTAATCCTGATACTACGAGCATTCGCATTGCTCAATTGAAAGGCCATAAATTAGGAGACAAGATTATTCGCATCACTCCAACCGGACGCTTTACGGAAATGCAATGCATCAAGGTAAGCAATCCGGACAGCCTGTACATAACTGATAACTATGTCGTCACTCACAATACTACTTCCGCTACAATTTTGGCAGAAGCCCTTATTAGGCTTGGATTGAACTATCTGCGCGAAAATCCTAGGGTTTCCACTCAAAAGGTAATGAGAGAGCTTGAGCAGGCGTATAATGAGTTTGTTGTGCCATTTATCCAAGACAACGCCATTAAGATTACCACTGAAAACGACGAGGACCTTTTAAAGAAGGTAGCCCTTGTAGCCACTAACTACGACCAAGAAATGTCAGAAGCAGTAATTCAGGGATTTGGCGAAGTTGGGCACAGCGGGAATATTACTATCGCAGAGGCTCCCGGAGTTAGTGGTTTTGAAGTTGAAAAGGTAGAGGGCTTCCACATTGCAAAGGGATTTGAAGAGACTTGCGGTCGTTTTATTGAAGAGTTTATTAACGACAAGGGCAATTACAGAACCCTGCTCGAGCGCCCCAAGTTCTTGCTTTATAATGGTAAAATTAACGATATTAGCCAAATCATGAAAGTTCTTGAGATTTTTGGCGATGCGTCAGATAGCGTTAAGTACGGAAAGAACGCCATTAGCCCCAACTTAGTTGTCGTAGCGCATCACTTCTCTGAGTCTGTCCTGGCTATTCTGGCAGCTAATTTTAGAAACCCCACTTCAATAAACGTATTGCCTCTGAAGACTCCAATGACGATTCAGGCTAATAGCCCATATCATTTCTTGCTAGATCTGGCAGCTTTTGCCGGAGCCACAGTTTTTGACCCGCTTTCTAGACCGCTAGAAACAGTGGAAATTGCCGATCTTGGCCTCGATACTATGCAGCTATTCGAGTTTGGTCGATTTAAGAGTACTGTAATAGGTCGCCCAGAAGAGATGTTTTTAATGCCACGAGTTGAGGAGCTGCAGCATCAGCACAGAAACGCCGAAAGCAGTATGGACGCAGAGCTTCTTAATGAGCGAATTGCCATCCTTACGGGCGGGATTGCACGAATTAAAGTACTGGGAAGCTCCGAAGCCGAGCTTAAGGAAAAGCGCCACAGGGTGGAAGATGCTGTTGCGTCTATTAAGGGTGCCATTAAATACGGAGTTCTTCCAGGATGCGCAAAGACCATGCTTACGCTGTCCAAATTGATTAGCGCCAATGAAGATCTGCCTCGCTCAGTCAGGCACATTATGGGCAAGGCTTTTGCTGAGCCATTCCGTCGTATTTTGGATAACGGAGGCTATCACGCAGATGAGATTAAAGAAGTGGCGCAAAAGATTACATCGCAAAACTTCTATTATACCTACGACGCTCTAAATCAGAAGTTTGGCGATGCCATTGAGCTTGGAATCTTGGATTCGGCAGCAGCAGTTAATATGGCCATCAAAAATAGCTTGTCTGTGTCTAAAATGCTAATGGGACTAAGCGGAGTCGTTGTCTTTACTAGGGATGCAGAGCTTGAGCGCCAAGAAGCCAGGGACTACTATTCTGAACAAAGAGCTATGAAGGAAGCAATTGAAAATCAAGAACGAGACATGTGGCAGCCAGATTAGAAACTTTTTAATAGGGGATAGCTATGCTTATTAAATATAAATGCAATCTTTGCGATAATGAAATTCAAAAGTATTTTCATAAAACTGATAAGCAGGCCAATTTTCTTAATTGCCAATGTGGTGGCGTTCTTGAGCGCCAAGTTCCAGATTTTGGAACAACTAGCCTAGAATACGTTGACAATGGAGTGTCTGCAAAAAGGGTGGAGCTAAGAAAAGATGCCGTGCTACGCGCAAAAGAGCGTGGCGATAAATATATTGAGGCTAAGGCTAATGCTGCTACAGTTTTAGGCAAAAAAGAAGGCCAAGACTGATGCGCATTGCACTAAAAAAAATAAACATATCTGGATTCCTGGATATAGATCAGGATCAAGAGTACATCTTTGAGCAGAGCGGCATGGTTGGAATATTTGGAAAAAACTGCGACACCGGCTCATCTAATGGAGCCGGAAAAACGTCATTTATTACAGCCATACCTGCGGCAATATATGGAACAGCCTATATACCGTATTCAGTTAAAGATCTCAAAAATCGCTATTTAGATATTAGTCCAAGAATCCTGCTCGAAATGGAAATAGATGGGGAGCCTTTTATTATTGACCGAACCTTTGGTGGAGCAGTCAAGATTAAAAAGGGCAGCTCTGACTGGGAGAGCGGAACGGCCAAAGACATGCAAGAGCGCATTAACAAAGCAATTGGACTAACGCCAGACCAGTTACTGGCCCTGACCCTTAGGTCACAGGGCAATTTTGGCGGCTTCTTGCTTATGAAAGATTCTGAAAAGAAAGATTTCTTGTCTGGTTTTTTTGAGCTGGATCTATTAGAAAAAGCGCACGAGGAAGTGCAGCGCCAGCTAAAGTCTGCTATGCCAGTACTGGATTCAATAAATAAAGATTTAATTTGGGAAAATAGCCAACTAGATGCTTGCTCTAAGCAAGTGGATGCCCTGCTCAGCGAAGTCAAATCCCTTAGCAATCTAGACAAAAAGAACTGGATTAATAATATTTTAAGTCAAATCCACAAAAATAATATTTCTGTAAAAGAGCTAAAACTAAAGCTGAACTCAGTACAGGACTCCCCTGAGATACGAGAAATATTACTGGCATGCGAGGATATCGTCAGGCAAATAAATGAAAAGCAATCTGAGATATCGTCACTAAAGCAGCAGCTTACTCCAGAAAGCGACACGCCAGCGCCCATCCCGGAAAATCTGTCATCGGCGTTGCATCGAAAGAGTACTGAGCTAGATGAAGCAAAGCAGCGCTTGCATCAAAAGCTTAAAATATCAGAATTATTACAGTCACAGAAGAGATCTGTTGCGGTCATGTCTGAAAAAAAAGCTTCCGCTTCCTCTGAATTGTTGGCAGCCCAAAAGCAGCTGGAGAGCCTTAGGCATCAGCAGAAATGTTATACTTGCCATCAGCCCCTGCCGGAATCATTATACGAGGACCAACTTGCTATTATTAACAGAAAAATTGATGAGTTAAATTCAATTATTGAGCAATTCGATCAGCAAATTGCTGGGGCAAACTTGTCAAAACTAGAGGCCGTCCTAGAGTCTTTTAGTGACGCAGAGAAAAATATCCAGTCTATTCAGGACGAGCTTGCGATGATAAACGCAGAAATAATTTCATTTCAAAAAAATTCTTTAAATACTCTTGCAAAAATATCAAATGATTCTATTAAATCTAGAATATTGGGTGCACAGCAAGTAATAGCGTCTCTTGAAAGAACTCTCATTACTCAAAAAAACACCGCATCAGAATTAGCCCGTCAGGCAACAAGATCAATAGAATCAGATATTGCCAGGCTTGAGGGGGACACATCTTCGCTCCAAAAAGAATTAGAAAACCATCAAAAGTACCTTGCTCTAGTTAGAGAGCGCCTGGATTATGAACAAAAACGATTAAACCTGAGTCAGGACAAGATCCGGGGACTGGCGGACAAGCATGCTTCCACAAGTGCCGAAATCGAGATTCTTCAGAAGACGGCTGAGGCACTGTCAAAGAACGGTTTTGTAGGATATTTATTTGATGGAATTCTTGCAGAGCTTAATTCCGGCACAAATCAGATTCTTAAAAGTATGCCGCTAGTGTCTAATTTTTCTTTGTATTTCTCGCCAGATAAAGTGTCTCAGTCAAGTGGTAATATCAGCAAGGTCATATCGTATCAAATCTACTCAGGAAATCATCCAGTAAACTTTGAATCTTTATCAGGGGCCGAAAAGATATGCGTCGTAATGGCAGTAGATGAGGCACTGGACGACGTTTTGTCCAGGCGCCTGGGAGTAAAAACTGGATGGAAAATCCTTGACGAGCAGCTTATGTACGTAGACGAGCAGAACAAATCTGCTATACTGGACTTCCTATCTAATAGGTATTCCGACCGCTCGATTTATATTGTGGATCATGCATCTGAATTTAATGCGGCTTTAGAAAAAAGAGTATATATTATTAAAGAAAACGGCATAGCCAGCATAAGGTCAGCATGACTAGCGAAATCGATATTGTAACAGGTCTTTGGGACGGTATTACGGACGAAACGGAACTGTTTGTACCAATACAGGATGCCCCAAATAAAAAGAACGCAGTCCGAGCGTTTTATGGCGACATATATAAAAATATAATAAGGATACCGGCATTTCTAGACAAAGCAGAGTGCGATAGATTCTGCATAAAAATTAGCAGTGGTCCAAACAAAAAGCTAAAAACTTACAAAACTACGTATTTCCAGCTCTGTAATAGCATGGACAGAGTTAGCCGCCACTATTCGGAAAAGCATTTAGAGTGCTGGTTGACTGGAATGACCATGATTGGTAAAGTTATCAGAGTGCAGCAGATATGGAGCGAATTTATACAATAAAGGAGCGATAAAATGCAAGATTCACCAACAGAGATGAAAATCAAAAAATTAGAGAAAAAGCTGGATGCAGACTTTATGCTGGAAGTTCAAAAGTCTGACCCCCAGTCCCTGAAAGACAAGGTACTGAAGTACAGTCGAGAAGTCCAAAATATTGAAGATTCTATGAAAGGCGACGCTAAGCTTCAGGCCCTTAAGGAGCAGGTGAAGGATTTGGCTGGCGGTTACCGAGATGCCATCAAGTTTACAAAAGCAAGACTTGAGTATACCCTTGCCGTAATGAAGCTAAACGGAGTAGAGTAATTGAGAGTTTTGTCATTCGACCCTGCGGGCGAAAAATTTGGAATAGCAGGAGTTCAGAAGACGGATGACAAGTTATCCGTCTTCTTTCATTACCTGCTGGCCGCACCAGATGATTTTAGCTCATCTCAAAAAGGCACATATATGGCTCATGCTGCCTCAGCTATAGTGGGCATTATTAAACCCGATTATATTGTATCTGAGAAGCCATGGGGGGTCGGATACAGCATGCAATCGCTTAAGGAGCTTATTGGAGCCCTTAAGGCAGAGATCTGGAATGACATTAAATGGCAGGGCGTCAGTGAGGCGCGTAGGGCCGTACTTGGCGAAGGTTGGGGCGGAGCAAATAAGGCGGAAACGGCCATGTGGCTTTTGCAGTACCCTTGGGACATATCTTCTAAGCGGTTTATTAATGAGCAATTAAACGCAGCAAATGAAAATAATAAAGATGGATTTGACATTTTAGATGCATTATTGCACGCCGTGTGCTATCTTATAATCGAGCACGGCCTGGTACCAGTGCACAAGCCCCAAAAGGCTTCCAAAAAGAAAAGGAGGGCTACATGAGCGGAATATTTGATGAATCTGAATATGCCTCTCAAGCCGATTCAGTATTAGATGAAGTCCAATCATCGACTAATGGAGCGGCGGAAGAAAATGGCATCTTATCCGAGGCAATCGCCAGAATAGAAGAGGCCAATCTGTGGCGATCTTTGGTTTCACAAGAAGTATTCCCTCCCGGATCAGCTCGTGACGAGATTCGCAACAGGGCAAATGCGAAGCTTAAAATGATCGGGATGACTGAAATTTCTGAGCTTCTTGGAATGTCAAAAAAGTCCCCACAGGCTGTGGCCGCTGAACTGCCATTTAGCAATGCCGAGATGGAAAATTTAAAGTTTTTGGCCACTTTAGACAGCGAGCAAATAAGGGCTCTTCATGTACTAGTAAACAAAGTATTGAAGCGAGAGCAGTCCGTGCCTGCTCAGCCAGAGTACAGGCCCGGCGTTAATTTAATAACCCCAGAGCCTGGACCTAAAGTAAATTCAGTCTCTGCCGCACCTAGCCATGCTCAAGCCAAGGTTTCAACAAATAAAGCTACATCGCCCAAGAAGCCTAAAGCCCCTAAAGGGCAGACTCGACCGGTCGGAGCAAAGCCTCTTCCTATGGTTAGTGCAGACGAGCAAATTATGAAGGGCGCTATCAGAGCATCCGCTCCGGTACTTGGCGGGGATCAAGTGGCCAATAGCATGCTTAGTGCTACAATACAGCAGCTTACAAAAGGAAACATTTTAGTTGATGCCGGTTCGGCATCCGGGGAGGACGATCCAAATGAGCGATTCTAAAACAACACAAAAATCAACAAAAAGCTACCTAGAGCAATTTTCTGACCTACAAAAGAATATGGAATCCGTATTCCAGATTCTGCTTAGGCAGCAGCAGATGATACAGTCTCTAGAGCAGCAGCTTGCAAACGTAGACAGATTTGCGGCTGCGACTGGCGATATGGCCGAAGCTATTGTAAGCCTTATGGAAAACGGTAAGGCTGTGACCAAGTCGTCTGTACTAGATACTGTGTCTAGGCTCGAAATCGACAGAATGAAGATCCAGGTTCAGAAGCAGATTGATGAAAAGAAAATTGTTGCTATTGAATCTGTTGAGTCCCCGGAATCTCTCCTTTCAATTGAAAGTGACTCCGAGTTCGGATTCGTCTTTAATACCGCCGCCCGACTTGAAGAAGTCCTTGGGGAATCGCTTATTGGCAAAAAAGTTGGAGATGCAGTCAAGAGCTTCAAAATCACGGCTATCTATAAAGTTAATCAGCCTCAGCCAGAGCCATCGGTCGCAGAAGTAAAAGAATCTGCACCCGAACAGCAATAATTTGTGAGATTAGGGGTTTTGAAATGAGCAAGGGGCATCAGACAGGCGACGCATTTCCGAAACAGACCATAATCGATGCGTATGCATCTTTAGTAAGAAATGTTAGCAAATTCCCCACAAGGTCTGATCTGGGAGCCATGGGCGTCTCAAGAGATCAGGTGCGCCATCATTTTGGTACATATGCGAATCTTAGGGAGGCAGTAAAAAAAGCCTACCCCGAGCTGTTTCGTGGTATTGTATCCGAAAATGACATCATGTCTGCAGAAAATATTGCCAATCTTAAGGCCAAGGTTAAGAAGCACAAGCGCTTTGTAATTACTACTGCAGTAAACGGACAAGAAGTACACACAGGTTTTTTGGATACTATTAAAAGTTATTGCAAAAAGAACAACGCAATGCTGCTGATTATGCCAAGCCACGACCCTGCCCATAATCTGGATAACTCAATTGAGTGGCATTTTGATGAACAGATCGCCTCTGCAAGCCTTGTTTTTTCTGAGCTGTACCTGAATTCTAACATTCATCTAAGTTCGATCAGGATTACTGCCAAACAAATTAATCCGCATACTGGATTGGCTAGGTTTGTTCAGGGCGAAGGAAGTGCTATTTTCGGCTCGCCCAAGCAAAATTTGGATTACATCCCAGTTTCTAACGTAAAATACCCGCACGCTCTAATGTCCACAGGCGCTATTACCATACCCAATTATAGTACTAGCCGTGGAAACAGCTTGCGTAGCGCTTTTATAGCGCAATACGACCACGTTATCGGTGCCATTATTGTAGAGATTCAGGACGACAAGATTTATCATTTCAGGCAAGTGCAGGCGGCCCCAGATGGCAGCTTCGCGGATCTAGGAAAGTTATACAAGCCTTCAGGCAAGGTAGAAAAGATCCAGACTAAGCTTATTATGGGCGATTACCATGCAGGGCAGCATGACCCTAGTGCGGTAAAGTCCTGGTCCGAACTTGCCGACTACGTCCAAGCTGACGAAGTCTTTTTTCATGACCTATTTAACGGACTGTCCGTAGATCATCACTCCCAACATAAAATAATAACTTTGGCAAAAAGATCCAAAGAAGGAAGACTGTCTTTGGAAAGTGAACTTGAGATTACGGGCCGAGAACTTGATTATTGGGCCAATAAAAAGAGCGTAAAGCGATTGACTATCATTAAGTCTAATCATGACGAGTTTTTGGACCGATGGGCGCAGGAGGCGCGTTTTAGCCGAGATCCGTTTAATTTTGAGGCAGGATGCAAAATCGCAGCATCTATGGCAGAGGGCGGTGATGCCCTGGAAACTGGACTCAAGCTGTACGCCAAAATTAAAAATTGGAACAAGCTGCTATTTCTAAAAAGAGACCAGGACTACAAAATAGCCGATATCGTGTGTGGTGCCCATGGAGACAAGGGGCCTAATGGTAGTCGAGGAACTAAAGCCAATCTGGAGAATTCTTACGGCAAATGCGTTATTGGGCATTCGCACACGCCAGGAATTTTACGTGGAGTTTGGCAAGTTGGAACGACTAGCCTGTTTGATTTAGACTACAACGTGGGCCCTTCCTCTTGGATGCATACCTCTTGCCTGGTATACCCAAATGGACAAAGGCAGCTAATAAACTCAATACAGGGCTCCTGGCGAGTAAAATAATACTTATGAAGTATGGCCGCAAAGTTAGGCGCGGCAGATCTGAGCAGGATAATGATGAAAATCTGCGCGGAATGCTACGCGAATTGCAAAAAATAAATAAACAGCTGCTGGCTGAAAATAAATACCTTAAGAAGCAGCTAGCAATGGCAAATAACATACTGAACCAAGACTCGGAGTCAGTTCAGTCGGTTACACATGCCAAATCTGAAAAAAAGTGCCCAAAGTGCGGAAGTACGAGTTTTAGTGAAGTATCAATTTGGAATCCAAATGGAGAAATAGAATTTTTAGTGTGTCAAAAATGTTTACACCGAGAGAAGAAATAGAAAATAAACTTTCTAGCTCAGATTTGTATATATATGATTCAATGGTATATAATGCTGGCCTAATTTTTAAAAGTATATCTACATATGAGCAAGGCATATTCGATTGCGAATATGATATAGAAATTCTTACAAATTTTGTGTCTTCTAATATGGAAGCGGCTAACCACCTGAAAACACTACAAGTGCCGCCAATAAATAAGATTAAGCAGATTAAAAAAGAAATAGAAACAGCTAATAAGCAAATAAAAAACATAAAAGAGCAGATCGTTAAATTCCGCTATATTTTAGATGAGAAGAAAAAAGAACTTGAAGAAATAACGAATAAAATAAACAGGTTTCTGGCCTCAAGACTGGAAAGCAAAGTAATTGATTATGAAGCGTTTAGATCAAAAAGAAATAAATAGAATGATTAGGCAGGACATTGATTTTATCAATTCTAAAAAGTATAACTATTCGCTTAAACAATACATGGCCTCATTTCGAGGGCAGAATTCAGATCATAAAATCGCCACACTTCTTAATATGAGTCAATCCGAGCTTAAGCAAGAAATGAATAATATTTTAAAAATTTATCGACAATCGTTGAATCTTAATGTATCATCAAAAGATGAGCAAAAATTTTAAAGATCTTACGATTTTCGGACCGCACAATCACCCGCTTTCTTTAGATTCCGGAAATACCGTAGAAGGCTTCCTTAGGTCTGCAGCCGTTGATTTTGGAAGAAAAGCCATTGCAGTTACTGACCATGGAACTCTAGGTGCCATAATCGAGGCACACGATTTTTCTCAAAAACTTCTAAAAAAGAATATTGATATCAAAGTAGTTCCAGGAATAGAGCTATATCTTATGCCTGAGCCGTTTGATGACACCGCCGGCTTTAACAAAGACGGAACACCTAAGTTTAACTACTATCACCTAACCGTTCATTTGGATGATTTCGACGCATATTTGGACGCCTGTAAACTGTCTCGATCGGCTTTTGATAAAGCAGTGTGGAAGGGCGGCGAATTAAAACCAATGACTACATTTGAAGAGCTGCGCAGCCTATCTGGCAAAATTACCATATTTAGTGGCTGCATGGTTTCTCCAGTCATGAAGCCCATACTTAAGGGGCGCCAGGATGTCGCCGAGCGCTATTTTCAGGAGCTTATGGCAATTGCCGGACCAGGGCGTATGTTCATAGAAATATTGCCATATGAAGTCTCTAAAAATTGGAATCGCCAGACAAAGACTTTTGAGCCAATTAAAAATGAGTGCATACCAGACGGTCACCTTCAGATCGCATGCAATAAGTGGGGATTTTACTTGTCAGAAAAGTACAACATTCCCCTTGTAATCTCGGAAGACGCGCACTATGCACACGAATCTGAAAAACCCATACAAGATCTTAGACTCAATAAAGATGGCCAAGACAATTGGAAAATGTCGGACGCTAACTGCCTACACCATACAGACTGGCTATATCAAGAACTAAATAGGCTTCATCCCGAATATATAAATGAATCTAAGTTCTTAGAGATGGTAGACAACGGCTGGAAAAGCTTTGAAAATTTTAAAAGCTTTAGCCCTAAATTTAAGCACGCCTTACCAAAAATAGATATCCCACACTCCTGCGGCGAACATTGCACTAAGCACAACAACCCTGACGATGCCATGGTGGGGTATATAGTTAATAAGATTATACAAAAGAATAAATTCGATATTAAAGATCCTGTATATATGAACAGGCTAAAGCAAGAGATTGATGCGCTTGCATACAACGGCAAAATCAATATCTTGCCATATTTCCTAGTCTTGGAAGAGATAGTTGATTGGTGCGCCGCAAATGATGTTCTGGTTGGGCCGGGACGGGGCTCTGCAGCTGGCTCCCTTCTGACATTTGGTCTAGGGATTACATCAGTAGATCCTATTAAAGAGGGGCTGAGTTTTGAGCGGTTTTTTGATGTAAGCCGCGTTGAAGAGGGGCTTGCTGATATAGACACTGACTTTAGTAATAAAAATAAAGTGGTGGAATTTGTAAAAAATCGATGGGGAGACAAATTTGCATTTTTGGGCACAGGGACAACATTCAAGACTAAATCGGCATTGAAGGACATCGACCGATTGCTCTATGGGTCCGTTCGAGAAGAAACTGACAGAATTTGTAAACTTATACCACAAAGCCCACAGGGGGTTAATGAAGAGGATTTTCTGCGCGGATACAAGGACGCTGACGGTAACTGGCAAGAAGGAGAGCTTCATAAAAATATGGAGCTTCGGGCTTATCTTGAAAATAACGTCCAATCCGCCGCCATGCTGTTTAAGATGGTAGGCCTAATTAGACAAATGGGCCGTCACGCTGCAGGAGTTCTGATAGCCGACAGGCCAATACACGAGTTTATCCCAGTCATGAAGATCAGTGATGAGATCACTACTCAGCTATTGCCAAAATGGGTAGAAAAGTGCGGAGGGGTAAAGTACGACTTGCTGGGACTAAATACTCTAGAAGACATACGGATATGCCTTAAAAATATTGAAAAACGTCATGGCCTAAAGCTAGATCCATGGAATTTGCCCGACGATCCCAAAATATGGGAGGCAGCGGCTAGAGATCCGGAGACCGTTTTCCAATTGCATACAGAAACGGTACGCCCAGGACTAAGAATGATGAAGCCTCGAAGCGTACAGGAAAGCGCCATTCTTACGGCAGTATTCCGTCCGGGAGCAATGGACGCCCCTTCCGTAGAAGATCCACAAGTTACAATGGATAAAATCTTTTTAAATCGATGGACCGGGGCCGCAAGAACTTGGTACATTCACCAAGACTTAGAGCCAATTTTAGGTAATACTAAGGGCGTAATTGTATTTCAAGAGCAGATCATGGAGATTGCCCATAAGCTTGGCGGCTTAACTATGCCGGAAACGCAGAAACTAAGAAAGGCAATTTCTAAAAAGGCTTCTGATGACCTGATTATATTACTGAATAAGGTGCAGGATAATTTGGTCGCCAATCGCGGATGGACAGAAAAGCAGGCAGAAGCCGTTTGTGACCAGATGAAGGCATCGGGCAAATATGCCTTCAATAAAGCTCATTCAGTTAGCTATATGTATGTAGCCAGGGCTTGTGCTTATTTTAAGTACTACTACCCGCTTGAGTGGTGGGCCGCCGTACTGACAAATGCGTCTAAAGACGATCTTAAAAAGTATTGGCCTAAAATTTCTAGCTTTACTAGACTGCCGGATATTAACCAATCAACCGAAGAGTTTCGCATAGTGGATGGCGATGACTCCCAGCCCTATCTACTTTCACCTCTTAATATGATTGAAGGTGTAGGGCCAGCTGCATATAATGAGATTATTGCCAAAAGACCCTTCATAAATTTTGAAGACTTTCTCTCAAAAGTTGATCGTCGGGTTGTTAATAAAAGGGTCGCATTTAAGCTAATTCTAAGCGGCTGTTTAGACCAGTACTTTGGACCGAAAGTAACAGACCTAGAAAAGCTGCAAGAATATATGGCCCTAAAGGCCAAGCTGGAGGGCAAAAAGGTACCAGAAGCTATTCCTGATGAATTTAGGCAAATTACCGCCCTAAAAAGAGAGCTGATAAGAAAGAGCGTATTTAAGATCTATAGTGGCGATTTACTAGAGGCCGCCACTCCGACTATGCTATTAAATAATATGGCCGAATGGAGCGACAGCAGAAAGCAGCTTTTATATGTAAAGAATCGAAAAATCCCCATAGTGGATATAAACGGCTACAACGCCAGAATGGATAACTTTGCGGACGACATCTTCGCCGTAGTGGCGTTTGTTGCAGAGACAAAAGAAGTGAGGTATTCTAATAACACTAAGACCATGATGAAATTTGTCTTAGAAATAGAGGATCACAGAATAGAGGCAGTTAAGTGGCCGGAATGGAAGAAAACGCATCACGGTATTGATTTCTCGCCAGACGAAAGCGCCTGCCTATTAATTATGAAAAAAAGATCAGGTTCAGATCAAGTTAGTATTTTAGAAGCATTTAAAATAGAGGAGATTGTATGAATAATGCCGAGTCAATTAAGCAATTGAGGCAAAAGTACACTGAGACAAAATTTGCAGCAGAAATCGAGCTGCAGCAAATTCCACAGAGCACTAGGCCCGGATGGGAAGCCAAGAAGCGACGCGCAGCCGAAGAGCTACCCAAATTGTCTCTTGATCTGGCCGAATCCATCTTAAGTAACTCAGTGGCTATGCTTCTGTCATCAGATATGCCGAATCAAGATAAATTCATTGAATATCTGAAAAGCCAAGAGTCCAATACAATAGTTATCGACAATAATGCGTTGGCGGAGTTCTTCTTTAAAAATGTCTTTCAAGAAAATCGCTCCGATTCATACTCATTTGGGAGCGAGACGGCTGCAAAAATTAACAACTTGCTATACGAAGTTGGCATTCAATTACAATTAGTCGCGATTGACGTTATTATGATACCAGGAACGCTGTCCGGCACAGTAAAGGGCCGCAAGGCTGCAGTGGATCGCTTGCGTCAGATTTTCTCGGCAACATATGGGGACTCTTTTGAATTTGCCTACCTTAATGCCCAGATTAAGCAGTTGATTTTAAACAATTTATCTGCCGATCGGATGGCGGTAGTCATCACAAATGCTAATATGTCTACAGCATCAAAATTATCTAGCGTTATGAGCAGAGTGGTGACAGTGTCTTCTAATGGCGGGAACGGCAAGGTACTAGTTTCGGAAGAGGATACGCCAGATGCCGTGCTAAAAGCTATTGTGGGCTCATTATCCAAAAAAAGAAAAGTTGACTCTAAAACAAATTAATAATATTCTTATTTTAAGACACACTAAATAACGCCCAAAGCGGCAAGGAGTATAAGATGTCTATTGGTAAGTATGATCCAAATAAAGTTGACCGTCCCACATACGTTAAAAAGAAGTATTTTAACGTACAGCCAGGCAGCAATGTCTATCGCATTCTTCCGCCTTTTGGCTCACTTAAAGACAGTGGCCAAATCGCCTTCTATCGCGCAGTAATTTTTGTACAGTCCACAAAAGGGAAGCGGCCAGTTCCAACAATTATGAAAAAGGGTCGAGACGGCAGTATTATTACGCGATGCCCGCTTTTTGACAAAGTCGAAGCACTTAGCAAGTCAGTAGAGGCAATGGCAGCAGATCCCAATACAGATCCAACCGTGCTTGAAAACCGCAAAAAAATGGTTCAGTCGCTGTCACTTGACCGTGGCTATTATCTGAATGTCATCAACCAGGCAGGAGAGATTGGCGTACTAAAGATTCGATATACTGCATTCCAAAGCCTAAAGAAACGCCTAGAAGAACTTGCTTCTATGGGCGTTGATCCGATCAATCCGGGTCCAAATAACGGCGTATATTTTGATTTTAAGCGATACAAAGACGAAAAAGGCAAGACAGTGTACGAGGTTGTCCCTCTGCAGCGATCTTACAAAGATCCCAATACTGGCCGGTTAATTTCAGAAATGGCAATGGCACCAATTGATGATACTGTGGTCGCTCGCATGGAAAAAGAAGCATTCGATCTAAAGACTATGCACCGAACCTTTACAGAAGAAGAGATGTCACTCATTGCCACTCTCGATCCTAATACTATAGACCGAGTATTCGCGGCTCCACAAGAGTCTCGCGAAAGCCTCACTCCAGATGAGTTCGAGGCTGACGGTGAAGAAGAGGCAGCCAGCTTGGCTGTTCCTGCACAAACAACTAATGTAGCTACAGCCGGAAGACTATCTGCGCCAGTAGCCGCCACTGCGGTAGCACAGCCGATGTCGTCGCAAAGCGTTGTAGATATGTTTTTGTCAGGAAATAACAAGTAATGAAAAACGCGTCTAGCTCATTAATAGGCGAACAGAAGATGCTTGAGGTTCCCCGAGGCCGGGGAACCGGTTCTCCAATTGCTTTTAATGCAACGCCAATTTATGATGCCGTTAATCAAATCGATCAGGTGAGGCGGGCTACGGCCATAACATCCCCAGATCTAATGGCTACTTTTAATATGGCAATGCACACCACATCCAAGCTAATCTCGCTAATCGAGCTAGAAAAATCATATGCGGAGGCATCGCTAAGAGAGGCCAAGGCTGTTGCTATCCTGGATAGGGCGGATGCAATGCTTGCAGCAAGGAATATGAAGTCCACGGCAGACCTGCGGGAAGCCGTAGTAAATCTAGATCCAGATGTTGTTGGCGCCAAAGAGAGACTGGACAATCTTACTGCGATGCTCACTTTCTTTACAAATACATATTATGAGCTTAGGGAAGCTTTATACAGTACTAAAAAAATATGCGATATTTATCTAAAATTACCTAACGACCCGAATACAGGGGGAGAGCGTCAATGAGTAGCGTAAATAAATGGATTAATCAGCTTAAAAAACATGCTGCAGCAGTAGACTATGAGGAGTCAGTAAACAGAAAACAAGTAGTGGCTAAGTCTTCTAGTCCTGGAATTAATTACTTGTTTGGCAAAGCTCATGGGATTAAGCCTGGATATACTGCAATGATTTATGGCCCAGCCAAATCTGGTAAATCTTTGTTTTCATTAGATTTTGCGGCACAGCTGCACAGAGACGACCCTAATGCTATCGTGCTTCATTTTGATACAGAATACAGAGAAACAGTAACAACTTGGGCCCCTAAGTTCGGGATCGACATGAGCAGAATCGTCTCCTACTCTACCAACAATCCAGAGGAGATTTTTGATTTTATTGCTGACGACGTGCAGGCGATGCTCCAGGAGGGTGCCCCGATTAAGATGATTATTATTGACTCTCTTGCGATGATTAAGTATCCAAAAGAAGCAAATGCGGAGTCCACTACTAACCTGCTGATAGGTGACGGCGCTGCCTATTTGGCACGCGGCATGAAAGCTATCTTGCCAGTTATCCGTAAGCACGGCATCTACACCATCTTGTGTCAACACGTTAGGGCGAATATGGACCCCAATACTTCCAAATACCGTCCATATGTAATCCCAGGAGGATTCGCTTTAAAGCATTCGGTCGAGTACTGGATGCTGTGTCAAAAAATCGAATCTAAAGATACAAAGGTTTTTGATACAGATAAGAAAGACGGCTCCGGAAATCCCATCCAAACTGGACACGCAATTCGTGTAAAGATGGAAGAAAATTCTTTAGGTCCACAAAACAGGGCTATTGAAGTAAATCTTTCATACCAGAACGGTCTCGTTGACCATCATTTGGAAGTGGCTGAACTGGCCAAGAATATGGGCATCGTAGAGCGACCCAACAACGTCACCTACATTTTTGGCGAGTATAAATGGCGAGGATTCGAGGACTTTGCCAATGCCATTAAGGCGGACGAGGCTCTTGCAAGCCAGCTTATTGAAAAAATTAAACAGCAAGATATTACTTAAAATGATATAATTATACGTGGTGTTCGATGGAAAACAAGCTCAGGCTATTTTTTGAAAAATATAAAATAGTACCCGAGCAAGAGACGGCGCGAAGTTTTCTATTCGACTGCCCAGCCTGCTCAGGCAAAAAGAAGTTATATATTCAAAAAAAGGATGGCAGAGCCGCCTGCTTTAAGCAAGGAAATCCTGGTCAATGCCCATCTCCTGGGAGCACAGCGGTTTACGCTCTCAGCCTTCTGACCAATCTCAGCATCAAGCAATGTAAGGAAGAGCTGTTTGGAGATGTGCCCCAAATACATGAATCTTTAGACGTTAAGCTCGATATCAGCACGGACACAGCCAGAACAGAATTGCAGCCGTTAAAACCAGAGCAAATTCCAGCCGACCTGGCGCTCCCCGGCATGCCCGAATTTAATGCGGGACTATCCTACCTGGAGGGACGTGGACTGGATTTGGCTACTATAAAAAAATACGGAATAGGTTATTCGCCAAATATGCGCAGAGTAATATTCCCTGTAATTATGAATAAAAAAATGTATGGATGGCAGGGACGCGCTATTGATAAAGTGGATAAGGCTTACCGGATGTATAATCTACCTGGAGAATGGAAGGCCCGAAGTCTTATGTTTTATGATAATATACTGAAGTCAGACTTTGCAATTCTAGCAGAGGGGCCGGTATCTGCGCTAAAGTTCGCTAAAGTCGGAAGATTCGTCGCGTCCATGGGAAAAGAAGTGAGTCGCGCTCAGTTAGAATTACTAGCGAATGCGGGAATTAAGAAGCTATACTTGGCTCTTGATAGGGATGCGTTTGACAAAAACGATAAGATTAGATATTCTATGAGTGCTCTTGGCGTGGAATGCTATAAAATTCCCGTCCCAGATCATAGAGATGATTTTGGCGACTGCACTTATGAGGAGTGCGAGAAAGCTTTTGGTGAGTCTGTAATGCTTCAGGATGCCTTAAGCACGGGCGAATGGGATATCAAATTAGATACTAAGAGGTTGTTTTAATGGCCCTTATCCAGAACGATAAAGATATAGCATTGCCTTTCAATGAGGCGTTTCAAGAATCTATAATTGGGCACTGTTTAAATGATTACAAGTTCTTTATACAGTGTAACGACAAGTTAAAGCCACAATGGTTCACGGCTAATCCCCTCATAGCGAACATTTTTGAGCAAATGCAGAAATCCTACAGGGCCAATAATGTGGCGGTCCGGTCAGCCGAAGAGCTTATGAATGAACGCTTCTTCTTGCTTCAAAGCGAATCGGACCAGCAGAAGTACCGAGCTATTCTACAGAAAGCCGAATGGCAAGCTGGCGTGAAGGGCTTTGATCTGGGGAAGGTCAAAAAACAGCTTACGGGGTTTATCCGGCTGTGTCTATTCAAAGAAGCAATCGAAGGGGCGGCCCAAAAATACCGCTCATCTGGTCTTGATGACGCATACAGCTGGACTAAGGAGCGAATCAACCTAATTAAAGAAGCCTCTTTTGAGGATGACGCCCAGGTAATGTCGTTCTTACATCCACAAGAATGGCTCGCAGACGAACTGAAAGAATCCTCGGGCGCTATTTCCACGGGAAATAGGAAACTAGATTTCGCGCTTGGAGGCGGACTCTTTAAGGGCGAGACCACTGCAATTATGGCCCCTGTGAATCAGGGGAAAAGCTCGTTCATGATTACGATTGCTAGGCACGCCATAAAGCAGGGCAAAAAAGTTCTTTGGCTAACTCATGAAGATAACCCTAAAAAATTACGCCGCAAGATGCTCGCAGCGTTTTTAGGAGTATCCAAAAATACCCTCTCTAACCCAAAGAGCCTGGAAGATCCGCAGTTTAAAAAGGACATTAATGCGGCGGCATTCTATATTGACCAGCACCTGACCTATATCCCGTATAGTAAGATTTCTGGTATGTATATAGAAGACGTGGCGCAGGAGATCGAGAAAAGGCACAACGACCTGATTACCTCTACTGGGAAAGGCTACGACCTTATCGTAGATGATTATCCTAAAAAATTAAAAACTCGCAACAGAAATGCCGAAATGTACAGGACAGAGCTTGCTGAGGTTTACGACGTTTTTAATCACATAGCAATTAATCTAGACGTACATTGCTTTGTGGCCATTCAGACTAACCGCGAAGGACTCAAGCAAAATCTCGGCAAAGTAAAAAGTGACCAGCTGATCGGCATGGATTTGGTGGATGAGTCGTATGGCATTGCCCAAAACATGGGGAATATCATTACGTTGAATCGTAGCCCAGAGGATAAGGTTTTAAATTTGGCTAGACTATCTATCACAAAGTCTCGCAATGATATTACTGACATTGCAGTTGTAACTCGTACCGCGTATGCCTGCACATTGACTCACGGCGATAAAGAAATGTTTACACCGGACTGCAATTTCTATCTACCAGATCCCGAGAACGCCCTAAAAAAGCGATTGGTTGACTACAAGATAAGGATGCTGCCGGACTTCCCTTATAAAAATAGGGGTCATGCGTTAGATACTGGAGAATTCAGAATGCTCGCTTCCTGGGGGCAGGCGGATAACCGCGTAAGGCCATCGAGCGAAGTCAACGATCTGCTCTGTAAGATTGAGTCGGGCGAAATTAACGATAATGAAGATTATAATAATTTTGTTAATCAATTTATTTTAGATCCAAACAGAAACCATGAAATTGTGAAGGGAAAGACGGTGTAATATGAATAAAGTACTTAAAATGTCACTTATTGGCCTTATCCTTTTTGCCCTGGGCGCGGCCTTGGGTAGATACTTGGCTCCAGAAAAAGTTGAAGTATTTAAAGAAGAGGTTATTAAAGAGGTCGAAGTAGTCAAGAAGGACGTGGTTTACGTAGAAAAAAAGATAACTCGGCCAGACGGAACAATTGAAGAAGAGCGGCGCATTGAGGACAAGTCCGAAACGGAGCGAAGCCGAGATCAAGCAAGCAGGGAGTCCAAGATTGTGCAGAATGCCAAACCTCAATGGAAGGTGTCTGGGTTGGTAGAAACAAGCTACTTGAAAAAAAATTCTAGTCCAGTATATGGCATTAGCGTGGAGCGCCGTATTGCAGGCCCAATTTTTGTAGGGGCTTGGAGCACAACCGGGTCCAATTTTGGAGTATCCGTAGGGCTGGAATTTTAACATGAACCGGTGGAGCCCTATTAAATTTACGCATCATGAAATGGCGACTATAGCTGAAATAAAGAAGGCAATAGATAAGGGCTCTATTGGGCAAGCCAGCCTTAAAGAGACCGCACTAAATGTCTACATGCAGACCCCCGGCAGTTTATTCGGGGGCGAATATCTGGTAGAATATTCTTGGACTACTGCAGTTTTGGTTTATTTAAAAAATAAAGGCTTTAAAGTGGTGCCGGATGAACAAACGGAAGAGTAGAGTTATCCCAATTACTTATCGCGGAGAAGAGCTAGATAGCTCTAATCAGGCCTCTCTTTCATTTGATGCTATTGGAGTAAACGATTACTATCTTATAGATAGATTTTTAAACGGTTTTGAATTTGAAATTAGCTATCTGGATGATGCAATAGGTGATCCGATAGCGAATCTTAATTTATATACACACGATCCTATTGATGGTTCCGACTAAATAAGAATTAAAGCTTATATTTTGAAAAACGCTTAATAAAATATAAAACACAACGGTGAATAAAATGTCTGTTAGCTCTAAAACCTCAAAATCGTTTAAAGTTAAAAAAATAACACAAATTAAAGACTTGCAGATAGGCGAAGATCTCCCCACTTCTGATCTGTGCATTACAAACGACGATACAATTCTTCAATTTGATTTTATTGAGCCCGAAGAGGACATGGTACCCAAAGTAACTGTAAAGCCCGGCGTATTCACTATACTTAAGAATTCTGTTGGCATTTCTTTGATACCTACAAAAATGGAAACGGGCAATGCTCTGGAATCAGTAGATAATACGGCTCGAATAAAAAAAGAGCTGGAGAGTTTTTATGGCAAACTTCATATATATGAGGAACTTCAGCTGCCAAAGAAGCGAGCAATCTTGCTATACGGTGAACCAGGAACAGGCAAAACCTTTTCTATCAAAAAAGCAGTGAACGACCTAATATCTCAAGATCCGGGGGTAACCGTTCTGATTTGGCCAACTTCCGAGATTAGCTCAGAGGTAGTTTCCAAATTTCTAAGCTTCGCCGCCGACTATACAAAAGACGTAACTAAGGTCGTTTTAATTATGGAAGATATCGGAGGATCTGAAGAAGAGGTGTCAAGTCGGGTTCGCGAAGTAAGCTCCGGGATCTTGCAGCTTCTTGATGGAGTTAATGTAGTATTCAGATTGCCAACTTTTATTATTGCAACGACTAATTTTCCGCAAAAACTGCTATCCAACCTGGCTGACAGGCCGGGACGGTTCGATGAGCTTATTGATATGCCACCTCCTCCACTGGAGCAAAAAATAGCTCTTTTAGAGTTTATTGCCAAAAGGCTACTTTCGGATGAAGAAAAAAATGCTCTTAAAATGAAGGGGGCAGACAAGCTCAGTATCGCCCACTTAAAAGAGATTATTGTCAGGACTAGAATTCATGACAAAACAATTAATCAAGTTGTTAAAGAAATGATTGAGCACAGGGCCAAGTTTGAAGCGGGGTTTGAAAAGCGACAAAAAATGGGCTTTTTTGACGAGGATTAAATGAGCACTATTAAAGCTTACACAGAAGAGAGCTTAATGAGCGGCATCGACGAGGCGCGGCGAAGAATATTCTTCGGAAAGCATCTCAGTGGAGATCCGGATGATACGACGGATTTTACGCAGGCTTCGGTAGAATTGGCAGTAAGAGCAATCCACAAAATGGCTTCAGACGCGCCGCATAAGCCAATAGAAATTCACATGAATTCCTATGGAGGCGACCCCACAGCCATGCTGTACCTCATGGACGTGATCCTTTCTTGTGCGTGCCAAATTAAATTTTTTGGTGGGGGCGCAATCGCAAGCTCAGCGACCTGGATTATGGCTGTATGCGATGAAAGGTACTTGTACCCAAATGCCATGATCTTAATTCACGCCGGTTCGAGTGCGCTTGAGGGCTCACATACTGATCTAGTCATTACCGTTGACAATGAAAAGAGACTGCAGGACCACTTAGAGTCCATATATGCCAATAATTCTAGAATGCCAAAAAGCTTCTGGCATGCAGTAGCTAAAAGGGACCTATGGCTGACGGCTGAGGAAACCATTGCACTGGGGCTGGCCGATAAGCTTATTTTGCCCAAAAAGCGGGGGAACTTACGAAAAATAAGGCAGGCCCACTTAGGCCAAAAAAGCAATACGGCAAAAATGAAGAAATTAGTAGTTAAGTTGTTCGAGCGGATACAGCTGCCATTTGATGTGGAAAATATTACATTGAACGCACCTCCACAAGAGGAGGCCGATCCAAATGTGACCGTTGACTTGACAGAGGCCGATAAATTGAGTATTATGATAGAACCAAAAGAAAACCCATGACTTTAGTCGTGGGATGAATTTTTAAAAACTTAATAATATGTTAGTGGCGTTAATAAGTTTGGTGTAGTATAATATATAATGTGGTACTACCCATGATAGGGACATACTAGCAGCAAACAATATAAACAATTCGCATTAATGCGAACACTTGGTGGAGAGGGCAGCCTACCAAGTATAAATAAAGCCTGTGGAGCGATCAACGGTAGTTGGAGCAATGAAGCAGGAACCCCATGACTTTAGTCGTGGGAGCTGTCAGTGAAAATAATAAGGAGATTCCAGATGGAAATAAACAGCAATAATTCCGAAGCTACAACACAATCTGATGCGCAGGCGACCACAGAGGTTACTGCAGCAAGTTCAGAGACTGCCACAGCGGCTACTGATACGGCTACCAATAAAACCGCTAGACAGATAAAAAATATTCGACGGAATCAAAAGAGATCACAAAAGGTGTGGTCTTTTTATATGCAAAAAGAGTCGAATCGAAGGCGCAAGCTCAAAACTCAATTAGAGGTACTTAGGGGCCAAATCGGCACTAAGAATTTTAAACTACTTAAGACGTTGGCCACAACAGTCTCAGAGGCCACTAAAGACGAAAATGGCAATATAACTTCACCAGAATCTCGAAGCATTAATTATGAAATGCTCCTGAAAGAGGGGAAAAATTTAATTGTAATGCTAAGAGAAGAGCGCATGCGAGAAGGCAAGAGAAGCAGAAAGACCGGCACGTCTCGAAATAGGGCCCGCCATAATTCTGCCTTCAGGTTCCTTTCTGCCAGAAACCTGGCGGCCTCGTCTGAGGAAGTGACTAAAACTGTAAAATCTGAATAATGGGCCTGAGTTTCATAGCCATACCGATAATAGGCTCCGTAATCATGATGATTCTCGGGATCTCCTGGGAAGAGGCATTTTTACTTATGGGGCCCCTAATGTTAATCATTATTAGCCGCTATCTAACGACTAAAGCAATTGAAGAGCAGATTGCAGAAGAGCTTTCTGCCAAAAAATCTGAATGTCCGCCACACGAATGGCTCACTTCAGATGGAATAATTAAATGCAAAAAATGCTTATTTAGAGTGGGTATCGACTAATGTCTGAGCTTAAAAGCACCGGAATTAGGGTGTCTAAAGAATTCGCCGAGTCCTTGGCTCGGAAAATTAAAGATATACGGTACCGCTACGATATACCTCCTAATGCCCCTCTAATGAAGGGCAAGCTCTTTTGGGACGACGAAACGGTCTTAGAAATGGTAGTCTCTTCCGTAACCTCTGGCGGCCTCTTAACAGACGAAGACATGATTGGGGCCAGCCTTAATTTTGACCCAGCTTTTATAAAAGACGGTAAATACGACAAATTAATACACGCCTGCTTAACCAAGCTGGCACAAATCGACTACAAACGCGAAACCAGCCTTGACTTCCATTAATAAATAGTGCTATTATGATAGAACTAAAAGAAAGCCCATGCCTTTAGGCGTGGGATGAATTTTGAAACAAGGTAATATATAATAAGTTTCTTCAAAGTGATGTATAAATTAGTGACAGAGAACCAAATCACTAATTTATGCATTGAAGACAAAAGTCTTCAATATAATGAAGAATGTTGTATTAAAACAGAAACTTGGAGGAGAGGTCAGCCCTCCAAGTATAAATAAAGCCTGTGGAGCGATCAACGGTAGTTGGAGCTATGAAGCAGGAACCCCATGACTTTAGTCGTGGGAGCTGTCAGAGGGCTATGTTTAATTTTAATACGCCAGCAGCACTAAAGAAATTCCTGCGCAGAATAACATATATAAATACAGTGCTTTTCATAGTAGCCTCTATAATGATTCTTATGGCGCTTACTATGAAAACAGCTCATGGCGATGTCTGGCAGCACCGCCACTCTCCGCCTAAGCTCAGGCCAACTAAGGGGTCCATCACAGTAATGGTTGTTGATACTGGCGTAACGCCTAATAACCCCGTCATATCTCCATACTTGGTTAAGCCCGTTCAAATTCAAGATGTAGACACGCATGGCCATGGAACTCATGTAACGTCCCTAATTGTCGGGGGAGCCGGTACCATGAGAAAGGACGGGGAAGTTCATTTTAGTTCTTTGGTCTGCCCAGAAGTTCGCGTTATAGCCTGCAAATTTTATGATCCTAAAGCTATTACGAAAATTAATTTAGACAACAGCATTGCGTGTTTCCAGAAGGCTTTGGAGCTTAATGTAGATATAGTTAACTACTCGGCTGGCGGACCGGATTCCCTAGAGGAAGAGAGACTGGCTATAGAAAAGCTTCAGGAGAATGACATAATATTGGTAACTGCAGCGGGAAACGAGGGGTCAGATCTTAAAATATATCCATATTACCCAGCTAATTATCAATTAAAAAATATGGTAATAGTTGGGGCCTTGGGCCTCCCACCTAACAAGTTTAATGCGTATCAAAGATTTAAAAGCTCTAATTTCGGAATATTTGGAATGTATTGGGAAATAGGCGAAGCAGTTTTGGGGTATAACCACTTGAACAAGCCGCAGTACATGACCGGAACATCTCAGGCCACCGCTTTAGCCACTAACCGCATACTAAGGCAAAGATGCGAGGAAATGAAACAGAAAGACAAAAAGGAGAAATAAAGTGAACTACTTCGATAATGATATGCTAGCCGGTTTGGTTGTGGCCGCTTCTGCAGCCTTATTATTGGGCAAATGGATGCTTTTGGGGACCTTTATGAGGGAGATCCGAAGTCTCCGTTTTCTTAATGATTCAGCCACGATGTCCGCATCATTAAGAATGGATGATATTGATACGGAGATTGACAAATTGAAGGCAGACATTGTATTATTAAAAAATCAACAAAGGAGCAATAATGAGTCATCCGGCGCACAATCCAAGTCAAAGCCTAGAGCATCTGGCTCTGGAAATCGCAAAAGCAAAAGCAGAAATTGATTCTATGCGGCCTCTGTATGAAAAGCTTGACGCCCTCACGCTACAGTTTCGAGAGCTGGCTGGCGAGCAAGAAGTGTTAGTTCCGGACACCATAGTAGACTTGCCGGGGAGACCCTCTATCTCGGTTCCGGCACAGTTCATTAAAGTAGTAGATAATTTTATGGACAAAAATGTAGTTTTCCGTCCAGCCGCAGTTAGAAGATTTGAAGTGAATACGGAGACCGAGATTCAACGCAAACTAAAAGTAGCAAAAGCTGCAAAAAAGCTAGAAAATGCTAAGATCTGACGCCGAATATTTTATGAATAATTGGGACAAAAATGTCTCAAAGGTTTTTAGATGGCGGCGTCCCTTTGTGCCAGACGAGTATTTAGCTTTTTTTATGATAGAATCAAAAGAAAGCCCATGCCTTTAGTAGTGGGATGAATTTTGAAAAAATATAATGATATAATAGTGGTGTTAATAAGTTTGGTGTAGTATAATATATATATGATTAGATCTTATAAATATAGAATATACCCAACTGTAAAGCAAACCCAAAAGCTAGAACAGTTTTTTGGGGCTACACGTTTTATTTATAATTGGAGTTTGGAACAAAAAACCAAACAATATCAACAAGATAAAACAAATCTATCTTGTTTTGATTTAATTAAAAAATTAACAAAACTTAAAAAACAAGAAGAATTTGTATGGTTAAAGGATGTTTATTCGCAAAGTTTGCAAGCATCTTTAAAAAATCTAGATAAAGCATTTATTAACTTTTTTAGAAAAAATTCAGATTTTCCAAAGTTTAAGGCAAAGAGAAGAAGTAAGGCATCTTGTCATTTTCCACAAGGAGTTAAAGTAGATTTTGAAGAGTACCAAGTATTCATCCCAAAATTGAAATATGTTAAGTTTGCAAAAGACAGAAAATTTGACGGTTTAATCAAAACCTGTACAGTTTCTAAATCAAAAACTAATAAATACTATATTTCAATTATGGTTGAAGATGGGTTAGAATTGCCTAACAAACAAAAAATCAATGAAAACAATACTTTAGGTATTGATTTAGGAATTAAAGATTTCTTAGTTTTATCTAACGGTACAAAAATTCCTAACCCTAAGTTTTTAGAAAAAGCAGAAAAAAAGATTGCTAAAAGACATAAAGAATTATCGAGAAGGCAGAAAGCATCCAAAAACAAAGAAAAAGCTAGAATCAAGTTAGCAAAAACATATGAAAAAATAACCAACCAGAGAGATGATTTTCTTCATAAATTATCGCATAAATTGGTGACAGAGAACCAAATCACTACTTTGTGCTTTGAAGATTTGAATGTTTCTGGTATGATGAAGAATAGCCGTTTAGCCAAGTCAATTAGCTCGGTTAGTTGGTCAAAATTCATCAGTATGGTTAAGTATAAAGCTGATTGGTATGGCAAAAATGTCATACAAATTGGTAGATTTGATGCTAGTTCAAAAACCTGTACTTGCGGAGCTAAGAATGATAGTTTAGCCCTGAAAGACAGGTTTTGGGCATGCTCGTCATGTGGTACTACCCATGATAGGGATATACTAGCAGCAAATAATATAAAACAATTCGCATTAACGCGAACACTTGGAGGAGAGGTCAGCCCTCCAAGTATAAATAAAGCCTGTGGAGCGATCAACGGTAGTTGGAGCGATGAAGCAGGAACCCCATGCCTTTAGGCGTGGGAGCTGTCAGGATTTCTATTGCGATCTTTTGGAAATGAAAACTGGTGGATGCACATGTGGCGCATGGGCTCTTCCAGGATATGAAAATATGCATAACAATCAATGCAATTTAAGATATAAAAACTTAACGGAGGTGAAGAAATGAAAGCCATAGTTTGGGTTGGCCTCAATCCTTCGCCCAAGAACACGACTCCAGAGACTGCTTTTGTAGGGTCTCCTAGCGGCAAAAACTTGGCCAAGTGGCAAGTTGAAGTAGACAAAAAAGTAAAAAGCCCCCTGCATCATAAAATGTATAATCTTTGTACAGTCGTCAGTTCTAGTGAGCGAGCTATTTCGCAAGAAATGGCAGACGTAGGGGCGATTGCCAGGATTTTGAAGCATTACAGAAATAATGACACAATCGTTGCGCTCGGCAATAAGGCCTCTAAGATACTCTTGGCAAACAATATCCCACACATTAAAATGCCTCATCCAAGTCCCGCAAATAGGCAGCTAAACAACCATGTTTTTATAAAAAATAAACTAAAATATTTAAAAAATAATATTATGGGGAGTAAATTAAAATGAAAAGATACAGAGTAATATGGAGTGTACAGACTAACGAATTCGTTGTACCAGAATTAATGGCTAAGCCCATCGGAAGCAACGAGGCATCCTTTGTTGATTTCGATGATCTGGATGAGGCGAGAGCCTTCCAAAAGGGTATCCGTGCGCTCTCCGATAGATATGGCCAGATATATGGCATGTCTAAATTTATAGTAAACAATGGCCCATTGATAATTGATAGATTAGGCGAATAAACCTAGATCGGTAAATACAAAATGAGATTGCCGCTGGTTTTGCATCCTGATCCAAGACTTTTAATAAAAAGTACGCCAATTGAGGCGGCCAAGATTGCGCATGAAGTGGCGTTTGTCAGAGATTTGGTAGAAACGATGATTTATGAGGGGGGCATTGGCATATCGGCCCCTCAAGTTGGACGAAATGTACAAATAATAGCTATATCTACGATTCAATCGGACCCCAAGCACGGGATTCCAGCAACGGTAATGTTTAACCCAGAAATCACTTATTGCTCTGATAAAAAGAGCGTTTTCGATGAAGGATGCCTGTCATTTCCTGGGGAGTCCTGCCAAGTCACAAGAAGTTCATTAATACGCGTTAAATTTTTTGACTCGAATGGCAATTTGAGACATAATACATATGTAGGCATCACCGCTATCTGTATTCAGCACGAGATCGACCATTTGCAAGGCATAACCATGAAAATGCGATCTAATAAATAATAGAAAGGACATGATATGTCTGACCAAACATCCGCTAAACGATCTGAGATTCTAACGCCAGTAGCTGGATTGTCCGTTTGGGAACTGACCCCAGATATGAAGCAGACACTGAGCGACCTGTCTAAAGAAGTATTTGGCAACAGCAGAGCCTGGGAAAAACTAATCAAAAAGGGCGAGCTGATCCAGGATACTGAAAATAAAAAAGCAAAGCGATGGGTTCCGCTAACCTTGGAAGAAGTCGCCACTAGGATGTTTATTATTAAAGAGCAAAGAGACTTGGAAGCCAAAATGGCGTCGGAGTCAGAAAAACAAGGAGAATCGAATGCTCAATCTAATCAAGAAGTCGGCAGCAGCGCTGGCGATGATGGCACTGCTAGTTCCACAGTTGAGTCGGGCTCAGCTGACTGAAATTACTAATGCCAACGCAGAATCAATACTAAAGCAGTCCAAGACTCTGGTACTGGTCTTGTTTTATGCCGATTTCTGCGGCTACTGCAAACAACTCGAAGCAGAACTGGTAAAGAGGCAGCCGCAGCTTAGCGGTAAGCTTCTGCTCGCAAAAGTAGATATCGTTTCCAATGGTATTGGGCTGCCAGCCGTACCCGTACTAGTTCTTTTTGATGGCGGATCGGCGGTTGATTCAGTAGTCGGGTTTAACCTTGAAGAAACGGATCGCCTGATTGCGCTGGCCACTAAAAGAGGAACAATTCCGCTTAGGCCTTCGCCAAACGCCAAAGAGGCAAGAAAATAGTATATGTGCATCATCTGCGTCGAGTTAGACAAGGAACGCATGACTAAAAACGAGGCCCTTCGCGCCATAGGAGAGCTATCTATGTCAGATAAGAATGACACAGAGCATTTGGAAGAGCTAAAGTCTTCACTAGAAGGCGCCCCTGAGCTTCCTCAGGGGTCTGGCGAGCTTTATGATAAGCTGCGGGCGGTTTGGCGAGGAATGTAGGTGGGGCCATGTTTGACTTTGGATTTGGGGACTCTCCTGGCATAAGGTCACTGCTTAAGTCAATTCGCGGCAGTGGAAGAGTAGAGCTGGAAATTTCAGATCTATATTATCAACATAAAACTGGCAACGCACTGCTAGTCACTCATTTAAAAACACTGATTAGCAGATTTGCTGGTAAATGCTATGACCACGTATTCGTTACCGCAGGTGCAGAGCACGCCATAAATACTTTGCTTAGAGCCCTTCGGCCAACGCTAACTAAAATAAAAAACACTAATTTAACTGCTATCTCTTTTGAGTCCCCCTATTTCAGTCACTACGCCGATATGGCCGAAAGAGCCGGATATTTTCGCATAAGTGGCAGCTTGCCGGGCCTTGATTACATTCGCCTTATTGATTCCCCATCTAACCCAGAGGGCAAAATCAGAGCCGATGATGGATCGGCCAGCACTATGGCCAAATATGTAATTTGGGATGGGGTTTATCATAATGACATTTACTGTAAAAACTTATATTTTAAGCCAGCTCATGATTTTTATGTAGGAAGCATTGGCAAGATGCTGGGCATACCTGGCATTCGATTGGGTTGGATTGCTTTCGATAATACTGTCAATAAAATCACTAAAAAGCCTGCGGACATTGCAATAGCCCACGAGATCTACTCTGAAACTTTAGGAGTTAGCGGAGCCTCCCAGATTGCTGCTATAAAAATTATTTCTGAGACGAACATGGATTGCTTCTTTAAGAACGCGGCCTCAACTGTGGACTCCAATAGAGAGCTTATGACGGGTCTGGAATATCTATCCGGGACAAAAGTTCCGGATAATGGGATGTTCTTTTATATGCAAACAGATAGCTCAATACGTGAGCTTTTTGACAGGGTTGGGGTCACTTACATACCGGGCGAACAAATAGGAAGTACTGAGGATTTTATTAGGCTAAATTTGGCTCAAACAAATGATCTTACAAAGAAAATGGTAATGGCCATTAGATCGGCGGATCGTAAATGCTAACTAGACTATCAATGATGGTAATCTTTTTTGTGACAGTATTAATTTTAGCGCTTAATATTCTTATGGTTACGCATTTAACTACAAAAACCGTCTACGATATGGACCATATAAGAGCGCAGCACGAAGAAGATATACGGAGCACAATAATGACATCTTGCATATACGGAACCAAATACAAACCAGAAGTAGCTGCCCCAAGCAAATATTGGGACGAAAATAGCAACGTATACTACTGCAATGAATTTATGAAACGGCAGATGGAAAATAATTACCCAGCCATGGTCATGAGACTGGGGCAGGGCAGAAAGAGAGACAGGAAATGATTGCACCAAAAGTTATTTTTAAGCTCATCCTGGTATGCGCAGAGCCTCATGTCGAAAATCTGACTAACGTGTGGACTCCACAGGATGAGCTGGAATTTGGCAAGGCAAAAATCGAGTGCTCGGTTCTAGCGGATACCCCATGTTTAGGGGTCTTCACCAAGACTTTGGACGGCAAGTACGACAAAACCTGCATTAAAAAAAGCCTATTTCAGTACGAATCATACGAAGTGCAGGAATTGCCCCCTGGATTTAAGAATTGATGATTAAGATCAATCTAATTTATGATAGAACTAAAAGAAAACCCATGGCTTTAGTCGTGGGATGAATTTTGAAAAAATATAATGATATAATAGTGGTGCTAATAAGTTTGGTGTAGTATAATATATATGATTAGATCGTATAAATATAGAATTTATCCAAATAAAGAGCAAGCCCAAAAACTAGAGCAGTTTTTTGGGACTACACGTTTTATTTATAATTGGGGTTTGGAACAAAAAACCAAACAATATCAACAAGATAAGGCAAATCTATCTTGTTTTGATTTAATTAAAAAATTAACAAAACTTAAAAAACAAGAAGAATTTAGATGGTTAAAGGATGTTTATTCACAAAGTTTGCAAGCATCTTTGAGAAATTTGGATAAAGCATTTATTAATTTTTTCAAAAAAAATGCAGATTTTCCAAAGTTTAAGGCAAAGAGAAGAAGTAGAGCCTCTTGCCAATTTCCACAAGCAGTTAAAGTAGATTTTGAAGAGTACCAAGTATTCATCCCAAAATTGAAATATGTTAAGTTTGCCAGGGATCGCAAGTTTCAAGGTTTAATCAAAACCTGCACTGTCTCTAAAACAAAAACCAATAAATACTATATTTCCATATTGGTTGAAGATGGATTAGAATTGCCTAAAAAACAAAAAATTAATGAAAACAATACTTTAGGTATTGATTTGGGTATTAAAGATTTTTTAGTACTTTCAAATAGCACAAAAATTCCTAACCCTAAGTTTTTAGAAAAAGCAGAAAATAAAATTGCTAAACGGCATAGGGAATTATCCAAAAAACAAAAAGGTTCTAATAATAAAGAAAAAGCAAGAATCAAGTTAGCAAAAACATATGAAAAAATAACCAACCAGAGAGATGATTTTCTTCATAAATTATCGCATAAATTGGTGACAGAGAACCAAATCACTACTTTGTGCTTTGAAGATTTGAATGTTTCTGGTATGATGAAGAATAGTCGTTTAGCCAAGTCAATTGGCTCGGCTAGTTGGTCAAAATTCGTCAGTATGGTTAAATATAAAGCTGATTGGTATGGAAAAAATGCCATACAGATTGGTAGGTTTGATGCTAGTTCCAAGACTTGTACTTGCGGAGCTAAGAATGATAGTTTAGCCCTGAAAGACAGGTTCTGGGCATGCTCTTCATGTGGTACCACCCATGATAGGGATATACTAGCAGCAAATAATGTTAAACGGTTTGCATTAATGCAAAAACTTGGAGGAGAGGTCAGCCCTCCAAGTATAAATAAAGCCTGTGGAGCGATCAACAATAGTTGGAGCTATGAAGCAGGAACCCCATGACTTTAGTCGTGGGAGCTGTCAGGATAAAAAAAATACTTGGTCCCGAAAGGGGGAATTTGCCCTTTTTATACTTAATTTGACACAAAACGCCTATTGGTTTATTATATATATAGCGCTGGCCCTTAGCTTTTGGTCGATGGCCGCTTTGGGACTAGAATTATTGGGGCTAGATTTTTATGAAATTATTTCGCAAATTTGATTTTTTTACTTTTAAAGAGCCAATCGGAGAGTCAGATTGGGCAGATTTTGGTATTTCTATTATATTTCATGCTATTCCCAGATCGCGACGCGGTCGGTACTTAGGAACATTTCTGGTTACGCGAGGCATACGGCTAAAATTCATGCACTGGTCTTGGGCGGCCTGTGTATCTTACCATTCTAAAATCAAAATAGAAGATCTCTAAGCTTCCTATCTGTATCATATCGATACGCAAAAAATAATAAAACTTGATTTCACGTGCCGAGATTGTTAGTATCGTCTCTACGGAGGCGATATGAAAAATTTTATGGCAATTTTATCATTAGTACTATTTGCTCAATTAGCTACGGCAGATTGCTGCTGTCAACCAAAAGATTGCAGCCCAAAGCATTGCGAGGAAAAGCCTAAAGTTAAATACGTGACACGCACTAAAGTCGTAGAAAAAGTCGTCGATAGGCCGGTCCCAGTTATAGTAGAAAAGCCCGTCAAGGTCGTAGAAAAGGTAGTTCAGGTCGTGGACCGCCCAGTACTAGTTAAAAGAACCGTCGAGAAAAAAGTTTATAAAAAGAACCGCATTAGCGTCCTGGCTGGCGGAGGCCCCACTCGTTTATCCACAGAGCCAAACGCAGTAGTGCTGGAAAGAGGAATTGTATTGGGCGCACAATATCAAAGATCGCTAAATGACACCCTGTCTTTAGGTATTCAGGTACAAACTAACCAGACAGTCCTTGGATCTGTTGGAATTGATTTTTAATAAATAAAGGAGTTTTTTTATGAAAAAGCTAGCATACATTACTTTGTCCGCACTAATCATGACTGGATGTGGCGGTCAGATCGAGTCCAAGAAGCTGTCTGACGCAAGCTATGAGCCTGTACGGTCTCAGCCAGTGACTCTTCCCCCAATCAATATCACTGTTACGGTAGAAGGCGACCAAATCAACGCGTCCGCTACCGGAGGGTCTAATTCTAACCAAATTAGCTCTGGAAATAGCTCTGCTACAGGAGGCTCTGGGGGAGCTGGCGGGACTGGCGGCGGTGCGTCTGCGGGCAATAGCACTTCTACTGCGAATAATTCAAGCAGCTCAAACAGTACAAATAGCAGTACGAATAGCGGGTCTGCATCAAACCAGGCCAACAACAGCACCAATAACTCGTCCGATAGTGGCGCCTCTATATCCGACAGTGGGAATAGCACTAATACCAATCAAAACGCCAACACGGCAAGCGCCGAAGTAGATCTTGACTTAGACTTCGATTTTAATATCGAACTCGGCGGCGGAGACGATTACTTCCATCTTGTTAAGCAGGACAAGACTAAGGCGCCCTCTAAGTGCGTTGACGCCCAGCCTGGAAGACATATGCTGTGCCACGTGTATGACTTTTCTGGTCGTAATCAGCTGGCCACTCAGCTGCAGACCGCACCGCACCTGGGGTCCTTTTATATGGACAAATTCGACGTAACGGCTCGCGACTGGCAGCAAGGGTTTCCTAAATTTCCGGCCAGCCTCAGCCACTTGCGAGAGAACTATGCAGTCCGATGCTTTACAAAATTGCGAGTCACACAGGGCGGCTCACACATCTTCTCAATTACCTCTGATGACGGCATGAGAGTATTGCTGAATAACACGCCTGTACTTGAGGACGACGGCCTCCACGCACCAAGGACCGCCTCTGCGACTGCAAACTTAGTGGCGGGGCTGTATAACCTAGAAGTTCAATGGTTTCAGGGGCCGAGGACGCAAATTGCTGCGGAGCTTAAATGGGCTACCCCAGGAAATCCAAATTTGAGATATATTGAGCCATCTGATATGAGAAAAGCCAAGAAAATCTGCCAATAATACCCTATATACAGGATACAGGAGAGTACGCCAGCTCTCCTGTATCATTTCAATATTTTAAAAAATACAAAGGATACCAAGCACTTGCTTATTGTGCCTAATAGAACCGGCATTATTTATTGATTTTTATTTGGAATCAAAGATAACTGTGATATAGTGAGTTTATTGGAGATTACATGCAAGCATCGCATTTAACCAAAGCCATATACCAGTTACTGCAGAGCCAGCCATACTATGCTCATTTTATATTGGAGTCTATTATTGAGTACGCTAATAATGCTCCAGTAGATACATCAAATTCATTTTCAATTACAGAATCTAACGGACAGACGATTATCGTTGCCGACAATCCTGTTATGGGGGTTCATTCTGGCCACTTTGTAGCATTTCATGAAAACGGAAAAGTTATTAGTCCCTGGTTTAGGGTGGCTGCAGTTAGCGGAAATAACATTATGACCAGCATGGGCGTGCTAGCTGAACAGCCGATTGTAGGCGGCAAGCTGATGCAAACTAAAGTTCCTACAGCTATGGTTACAATCCGGGACATGCGAATGCTTCTTGTGTTTAACACTGACTTCTTGTCCGGTCTGAACGACAGCCAAAAAGTTGGGCTGCTTAAGCACGAAGTTCTGCATATGTGCTTGTCCCATATGTCGGACTACGATTCCAGTAACCCAAGCATAAACCATATTAGAAATTTAGCGCAGGACGGGGCGATCAATCAGTATATTAGCACAGACGAGCTGCCTGAGGGGGCCATAACTTTAGAGGTTATGGAGCGATTGGTAGAGAAGAAATTGCAGCCATTTCAAACCTCAGATTACTATTTTGATGCCCTAATGAAGAAAGCCAAAGAGAATAGCCAAAATAGCGGCGACGACGGTATGTCTGGCGAGCATACTATGGACGAGCATTCAAGTGACGGAGAAGGCAGCAAAGCAATGCGCGAGAGCATAGTTAGGCAAACGATGAAGCGTGCGGCGCAGAAGGCTGCGGGGAATTTGCCCGCCCCTATTCAGGAAGCATTAAATGCGATTGGCGACAGTCAACTTCCGTGGAGAAACATTCTTAAGGCTTTTGTAATGTCCAAGGTGTCCTCAAGCACGAAGCACACAACTAAAAAACTTAATCGAAGGTTTGAGCCTCCGGTTCCGGGCAAGAAGCGCAAAAGAAAGCTCAAGCTTGGGGTATGCGTTGACAGCTCTGGCTCAGTTGGTGACGACGCTTTTGCCAGTTTCTGGTCTGAAATTACAAGTATGGCTAATCAGGGGGTAGAAATAGTTGTGGTGGACGCAGACTGTGCAGTGCAGTCCGTCACGACCATTAAGTCTAAGCGAGACCTTAAGCCTGAAAGACGTGGGTCAGGAGGCACCGCTTACCAGCCAGCTATCGACGAGTGCATGAAGCACAAATGCGATCTGATTATATACTTTGGAGACTTTGACACTTCCGACACGCCGAAAAATCCCGGAGTCCCATTTTTGTGGGTCGGGGTTGGCAATAGTCCTCCACCGGCTGACTTTGGAAAAGTACTAAGAATTGGTTAAAAAATTAATTTGCATTGACAAGATTAATTGCTTTATTATATATTTAAAAAAAGGAGACAGATATGTCGGATAAAAAGCAGTCTAAAATTGAAGAATTAACGCCCGAACAACAGGCAAAAATCCCAGATTATCTAGAGAGGTTTAAGAAGATCGGACTTTCTACCGAGCCAACAAATCGCAAAAAGGCAGAGGACGCTATCAAGCGCAGCTATGCCTACTTAAAGCTCCCAGAGCCAGAAATCTTTTGGGCAGACGATCCATTTGCGGGCGCCAAGATGGCGGCACAGTTTGCAAATGGCGTAGAAGAGCCAACTGGCAAGCAGATTGCCGAGCAGGCAGAGCACGCCTCTTACGGCTCCTTCAATGCTTATTGGGTAGCGTTCTATTCGTTTGTAGCTAACGAATTGCCAGTTAAGCGCGAAGAGCTGCTTGACATTGTGGAAGATATTATTTCTGAGTGCGGAGTTTACTGGACTTTTGAAGATGCGGTAATCATAACGCCTAAACCCATTAAAATTACGATGAAAGACGATAAGCTGCACGACACAGAGGATATGGCCCTCAAGTATGAGAGCGGTGCCGGATTGTACGTTGTTAATGGCGAACTGGTGCCATCTCTTTTGGAAGCCAAGCTTGATGAAGTGCTGGGGTCAAAGAACTCATAAAAAACAAAAGGGGCCTTCGGGCCCCGTTCTATTAAGGTTTAAAAAACCTCTGCCCTGATGCTGGCGGGACTATTTGCATGTGTACCCAATTTTTTGTTGCCGAAAAATCTTCCATCCATAATCCAATTTCTTCCATAAGCTTCTCGTTCTTCAAGATCCACCGCTGAAGCTCTTGCTTTGGATCAGAAATATCTACGGCCTGACCAAACAAATGCCTACTTCGCATAGGAATTTTGGATTGGTCAGTAATCCCTTTTTCACGATAAATCCTCAAATGGTCCTGCATAGTTCTCAAGCCAGATGTCACGGTCATCGGCTTGCCGTAGGCTGCTCTTACTTTGTTAACGCGCTCTAAAAGTACAGCCAAATTTCTTTGAATCTCTGGGCTCTGGTCTTCTAGCTTGGCGTTTCTTAAGATCTCACTCATCTTTATCATCTGTAGCCTCTTCCTGTTTTTGTAGTTCCTCTAACTGTTTTTGAAGCTCTTTAATCAATTCGTTCTGGCCTTTTTTATCAATGCAAAAATTACAAGTTGGGCATTTCTTCCATCCGGCCAAAGTTGGATGGCTAAGCATGTACGAAAAACATAGCGGGCAAAACTTGGGCTGCATTTCTTAATCCAAGCTTTCGGCTAAAATATCCGCTAGAATAATTTGAAATTGTGGAGCATTAGTTGATGGGGCAAAATAATCATCAAAACAAAACTTCACATTTTCTAGCCTGCGCCGCATTAATTTTCGAGCGAGTTTGGATACAAAATTATCGCCGCGCCTTTTTGCCCTAACCAAAGTAACCCAATGATTAAGAATGTCGGTGTCGTTCTTTTTGTATTTAAATTTCCAAATCCATAGCCATGAGTTGATTAGCATTTCAATATCTAAAATAGGCAGTGCCCAGTCCAGTAGGCTCTTTTCCTTGATCCTAATCATTAAAGCCCAACACTTGGGGCCCATTAAGTCAGGAAGTTTCCAGGGCTTCTTTTCGTCTGTATTAGGATGCGAGTTTGTTGTGAGCACAAAGCCCCGAGTAGCCGCGCCGCATATAAGATCTTTTCCGAGATCGTGCAGATGCATGGCCCCAATAGCGGCAGCCACTGGCAGCCACTGGTCCCTAGACATTATGTCAAATCTTCCGAACCATCTACTTTTATCAACGTGCCTTGAGTAGTTACCTTTTCTATTGGGGTCCTTAAGCTTCATTAGATTGGCATGGAAGCGTCCGCGCCAAATAAGGTACTCTGCGAGATTGATCTTGTTTTGGTCGTACAGTTCCCTGGCAATAAGAGCCATAAAGCCTTCTCTATGGAGCGTATCGCCCCCAGGGTGCTCGTCAGGCGCAGATTGCACTATAAGGCCATTTTCGTCAATATTGGGTTCCAATATCTTGTAATATTTTGAGTCAGTTAATTGCATAAGTATTTGTAATTATTAAGTTTTAAACTTAAAGTATTAAAATGACAGGGTTTTTTATTAAATCTTGCAATTATGATATAATAGTATTATTCTTTATGCATACTTATAGGCGCGGCTAACTAGATCTACAATATTGGGAGAGGTCATTTATGAGCAAAGAAAACGATCTATGGACACAAGAAGAAGCTGACGAGCTTTTAAACATGCTAGAGGCGACTAATTTTATAATCGAAAACGGCGGTTTAAACTTTTGGGATGGCGACAAATTCCAATTCTCATTGGACGATAAGCACAGGGCATGGATGCACTTGATGTGTTTGATGAATGTTCAGAACGAGGCACTATCAGTTTTACTGAAACGAAAAGAGGTCACATGGCAGTGACATACGCAGAACTTGAGGCCAGGTACAATAAAACCAAGTCCAGGTTCATAGACTTAGACAAGCTGTGGGAAGTCAGGGACTATGTAGCAGATTGGGACGCTCCCTTTGCAGAATCTTTACTGATATGCCCGATAATTAAATTGCACGAAACCATGAATTATGATAGAACCAAAAGAAAGTCCACGACTTTAGTAGTGGGATG